TCAATCCTAAATTTATTAACTACTTAATTATCAATTAATGTGTAACTTCTTTATTACTAATTTAAGATTAATTTAAGTTGTTAATAAAATTTGCATACGAATTTAAATTTTTATATAGAATTCTTATAATAGAATATCAAATAAATTCAAAAACTAAATTCATATCCTAAATTTATTAACTACTTAAATAATCCTTAAATAAAAATATTAATTATAAATCTTAAGTAATCTCTAAGTAGTTAATAAAATTTGGATATAATTTTTTTAATCTAAATTCTTAAATAAATAGTCTTAATAAAATTAATTCAAAAAGAGTTTATATATGAAACAGACCATTCCTTTTACTTTTGAAGAAATCTACAAAGATTTAGAAAAAGAATTTGCCAAGTTAGGATATGACACACCATTTGAAGGTTCTAATACAGCACAGATAATAACTGCAATGGCTTATACTATTTCTAACCTAAATTTAAACACAGCAGTTAATATTAATGAAAATTTACTTACTCTTGCAAGAAAAAGAAAAAATATATTACAAGACGCACGAATTTTGGGATATGAAGCAAGTAAGAAAATATCTTATAAGTATAAAATAGAACTCAAATTTAAACAACTAGGTAAATTTATAATTCCTAAATATTCTGTATTTACTTCAGGGGATAAAAAATATTATTATCTAGGTTCTGATAAAACAATAGAAATAAGAAATATAGACGAGATGAATTCTTTAACTCTACAATTAGAGATAAAAGAAGGTAATCTTATTACATATAAAGAAAAACCTAATGAATTAATTTATACATTTAATGGAATTCAAAATTATATAGATATACCTTATACAGATGTTGAAGATGATGGTATAGAAATTTATGCTACTTATTACGACCCTATACGTGGTAAAATAGAAAAAGAAGAGTGGAATAAATCTAAAATTCTTTTGCTTGATAAAAACGACCAACTACATAAAGAATTTTTAAGACTTGATGTAACTGATACAAATACACCAAGATGTTATTTTGCTTATTCAGGAATAGGTCACGAATTGCCTGCTGGAGCAATTTTGGAAGTTAATACACTTATTTCATCAGGCTCACAAGGTGCTTTACAAGGTTCATTACAAATAGACGGCTATATTCAAGAATTTTGTAAATTAAATGACGCTTTTCAGCCACAATTATTAGTTACAGGATTAGAAGAAGAATCTGATAAATCTATTAAAGATAATGCTCCACTAATGAATAACACTGCTTCAAGAGTAGTTACAGCATTTGACTATAAAGCAGTTGCTAATAATCACGCTTCAGTAAAAGATTGTATAGTTTGGGGTGGCGAAGATGAAGTTCCTGTAAGAAAAGGTAATATTTATTACAGTTTTTTACCTGAAAAAATATCAAGAAAATTTAGTATTTATTCAAAAGTTTCAGGCACTGAAATATTTGAAGGTATTAATGATAAATCAACAGTTTCTGAAAGATATATTTATAAATTGGATGATTCTATTAATAAAGAGAAAAACTATATATCAAATTCAGAATTATTGTCACAATCTATAAATGAAAATAAAACTATATTAAATCCAGGTGTTTGGGATAACTTAGATAAATTTAAACTTCCTGCACTTTATGATAACTTAAGAAATCCTATTTATGTATTTGTTGATTTTTATATAGATGTTAAAAAATATAAATTAGGTATAGCACAATCTGAAATAAGACAGAAAATTTTTGATAAATTAAATGAGAAAATTCAGAGATTAGAAACATTTGATACTACATTTTTTAATTCTAATATTATTAAACAATTAGACAACGAATTATCAGATATTATGGGTCTTACATTAAAACCTAAATTTTATATATTAATAGATTCTGAAAATACTGCCAAAAAACGTATGAAATCAATTACTTCATCAAATTTAAGGGCTTATATAAATTTAGCAAGTAATAATCAATCCGCTAAATTAAATGTTTGGCTTCCATTAAATGGATTTGAAGGCGATACTATAAATGTAGAATATAATAAACCTATTGTATATAAAGACGGCTCTTATACTTCAAAAGATACAATTAAAGCAACTAATACAGATGTTGTAAATAGATTAATCTCAAAAACTTATGATATATCAAATTTAAGTCAATCAGGTGGCGTTAATGTTTTATTTAATTCAAGAGATAAAACAATTAACCTTAAAGGAACAGATTTACAATATTACAATATAGAAAATAAAAGATTATATTATTATTCTAAGATTAATGGATATACTTCACAAATTCAAATTTTATTACCTAAATTTGTAAAACCTGGTGACAAAATTAAAGTAACAGCACATTATGGTAAAACTGATACAGAAGAAACATCTATTGTATCTGATTATACAATTAATAAAAATGATAAATTTAGTAATAGAGTTGATATATTAGATAGGTTTCACGGCTCTTATGCAGGTATTGTTTATCCGTTAAGATATACAATTGAATATACTAATGAATTTGGTAATAAATTAAGTGGCGAAGAGTGTGCTAATTTAGAAATAGCAAAACAAAAGACAGATTCACAAAATCAAGTATTTAATGGATTATCATTATCTGAATTATTTTATGATTCATATACTGATGAATTATTAGAACACGTTGAAGTTTGGCTACCTTCTGCAATAGCAAAAGAAAACGATATATTAATAGTTCAATCAAAATTAAATCCTAAAAATAGAGTTTCAATAGATTTAACAAAAGAACAAATTAATAAGAAAAAAATAGAAGTTTCATTACCTTTAGAGAAATTGTCTGTATTAAACTATTCTTATACTTCTGTCAAAGGCGAGAATATTAATACATATCCATTATATTATAAAGACGCACATATTAATACAATTGAAGAAATATCAGATGACTCTTTGGATTTTGCAAGTAAGCAAATAGAAATTAAAAAAGAGTATATACCAACTAATACAGGAACAGGAGTGGAAACGTTTAAAGACAATTACACAATTGAATTATTTGCAAATGCTATTAATAAATTTGATATTAGAAATTTAATTATTAATAGAAATGATAATACACCACTATCTGCTTTAATTCCGTCAGGTTCTGAATTAGCAAAACAAGGTGTAAAATTTGAATATCCTTATTTAATTTGGGAATATCCACCAAAAAATACTAAAACAAAAGTATTAACAATAAATTTAGACGGAAAAACAAAAGATTATATATTATCTGTTAAATCTTTATCAACTTCATCAATAGACGCAACAGACGAAGGCGAAGGTGGTATTTATATATACTTAGATTTACCTTTTGAAGATTTATATACAAATAAGAAATTAAATGTAGATGTATTACCTAAGATAGATACATTAAATTATATTGAAAGTAAGAAAATTTATGTTGATACAACAATAAATGCTGAAACTATTAAATCTATTTTTCCTTATATAATTACAGAAGACCAATTAGATACATTAAATTGGCAAGCACTAGAATATATATCATTTCCTGTTAAAATAGATGATGAAGTTGTAGGAACTTACACTATATTTAATGAGAGAATTCCTTATATAAGAATTAAATTAAAAAGAAATGTATCATCACCTGATGAATCAAGATATTTAAACCTTAAATATCCAACTGATAATATACATTTTATTAGAAATAGTTTCTTAAGATTAAGAAATGTTTATTTTGAAAATAATCTAAGGGATAATTAATGGATAATCAATTTTCACAAATAGTTAAAAATTTAATTCCTGAAAATATAAGAAATATTAAATTGATTAAAGATTCTATTGATGTGTTTTTACAGCACATCATAGATAATTCAAATATAGCCATAGATATAGCCAATATATTTGATGAAAATAAAACTGCTTTATATGAAGAATTTGTTAAAATTTATCTTAAAAATATGTATCTTGTATTAACAGATTCTAATTATAATCAACAACTTAATGCAAAATTAACTAAATTATATAAATTAGCAGGTTTAAAAGATTTTAAGGAAATAACTATTTCTGATGATGTATTGAAAATTCTTAATAAAGACATAATATTTGGCAATAAAGCATTTAAGAATTCTAAAGGAATATCAACATCAATAGAATATGTATATCACTTAATAGAACAATTAGAATTACAACAATCAATTTTACGTGGTGACGGATATTTTAGATTTATTGAAGGTGATGAAGTTTTTGAATACACAATTGAAGGCTCACTTTTACAAGAAATTTACGAACATTTTGTTAAACCTTTATCACACCCTGTTGGTTGGACTTATTCTTATAATAGATTATATGAATTATATTTTAAAGATTATTTTTTAGTTAAACCTGTTTATAAATTTAATTATTTTTATGTAGGTTGTCAATGGGGGCAATCTGATAAAAAAGATGATTATAAAGCAAATTTAGGATATTTACCTTTTACAGATTCAGACGGAAATAACATTAAGCAAAAAGATGGTGTATTAATATATGCTGATAATAATGAGAAATATCCATTTGAAAACTTAGAAGATTTAATGTTTGTTGCAAATCATAAAGATGTGAAACTTGATATACCTATTATCAGAGATGGTAACTCTTATGATGTATTTCCTGCTGATATGAATAACTTAGTTAAAGATAATAATGTTACAGAAATATTACAATATACATCAGGTAAAGACACTATTACTGAAGTTTATTTTAAATCAGGCGAAAAATTAGAAGGACATACATTTCCTAGAAGTTTAAAATTATTATATTGGAATAATCCTGATACACCTTTAAACGCTCGTGGCGAAATTACAATAGTTAAAAAAGATTATGATGATGTATTAGGACATTGCGGTTTAAATTTAGATTATAATGTTGAAATGGTTACTGAAATTGTTGAAGAATTAGCATTTTATGAAGATTTTGGTATTGCTTCAAGTTATGCAAAACTTAATGCAGTAGGCGGAATTTATTGTGGAAGATTTGTCGTAGGACAAAGATATACAAATAATGATATATCACTAACATATGCAAACTATCCAAGATTTAATAGAGAACGATATTCAGATTTTTTAAATTATAAAAATATAGACGAATTAAAAGGAACTAGAAATAATCAATTTAGATTTATAGAAAAAATTGTATTTTTTGATAATAAAGTTGAGATTTTAAATGATAGTTTTTTCTTAGATAAGAACTTTAAAATAAGATATAATTCTGATGATTCTACTATACAAGATTTAAAATTAATTAATTATTATAAGTTAAGTTTAAAGAAACAGCAAGATATTAAATTTGAGATATTATTAGATAATCAAGTAATAGAAACATTTATTATTAAAAAAGTCAAACCTATTTCAAAAGGCTTGGATTTTGAAATTCAAGGTAATGAGATTTACGTAGAAGAACACGATTTTGACCCTAAGACAACAGGTTGGGTCTATATGAACCCTTACTATTATAATAATACAGCAAACGAAATATCAGCAACTGATTATGGAGTTGAATATCAGTATAAGAAAACAAAAACAGGTTGGGAATATAGAAATAACAAATATACTTTAGAGAAAAGATTAGTAGGCAATCAAGGAATTATAGCAGTTGATGAATTTAGTATAGAATCTATAAGCAATTTTGATAATGTAACTAATGTTGAGATAGAATTTAATGATTTGTTTGAATTGCCAAAAGACTTATTAAATAATCAAATTGATAATAATGCTTATGTTGGATATTTTTATGCAAATTCAGGATATATTAATAATTATGAAGACCTTGCTATACAAGAAATAACAAATAAAGGTGTATTAGATACCGAAAGAGAATAAGGAGTTTTTAAATGGCTTTACAACAATCATCAAATTTTCAAGTTTTTATACCATTTTTAGGTAAAGAGCAATATCAAGTTCAATCTATTGAATTACCTGGATTATCAGTTACACCTTTAGAAGCATTTTCGCAATCATCTAAACGTGCATTAATTGGCGGTGACTCTATAAATTTAGACCCTGTAACTATTGAATTTGTAGTTGATGAAAAATTAGAATTATATAAAAAAGTAATGAGTTATTTTCATAGTATTTGTAATGTAAATGACGGATTTATTAATCCTGAATTTGATTTTACTTGCGGAATAGAAATAACCGATAATATGGGAATTTCATTAATATGTATGCAATTATATGGTTGTAGAATAGAATCAATAAATTCACTACAATATTCAGCAAATCAAGAAGATAATGATATGATTTTATCAGTAACATTAAAATTTGATGATTATGAATTTATTGATAAATCTAAATTTAAAGAGTTGTATTTAATTAAATAGTTTTAATAGTTTTATATAAATTTTGTGTAAATTTGTGTGTTTTCTAAATTTAGGAATTTAATAAATACTTTTAAAATTATATAAAGGATAAATTTTGAGTGAAAATTTAAATACACCAAATGTTGCCGAAACTTCTAATGTTATTACTAATGTTAATAAACCTGTTAAATTTAAAATAGTTAATTATATCGTTACCGAATGCTAGTATAGACCAAAAAATTGATGATAGGGTAGAAGTTAAAACATCGGCTATTTCTCAAACTCTTGATAATAAAATAGACGGCAAGATAAATGATAAATTAAATGTTAAATCGGTTGAAATTTATAATTCTATTGATACTAAGATTAATGATAAATTAGCAGTTAAATTAGTAGATGTTAATAAAAATATTACAAATCAAATTAATACAGAAACAGATAAAATTAATAAATCTATTGACACAAAAGTAAATGCTAAATTTGATACTAAACTTAATCAAAACTTAGATGAAAGATTTGAAAGTGTATCAGGACAAGTAGATTCTAAAGTTTCAGAAGCAATTAAAACAAAAGTTGGTGACGCTATAAGCGAGAAAACAAATGATTTAATTATATCAGTTAATAAAAGATTAACAGAAAATTTAAATTTGATTAAATCTGAAATAGATACTAAAATAGGCACTAAATTTTCAGAAGGTATAGAAGAAAGAATTTCAGGTATAGTTAATAATAAATTAGCAGAGATAAATTCAGCATTATCAGGATTTACAGAGATAAAAGTTGATAGAGCAGTAAAAAATGCTATATTTAATGAAATCAAAAAAACTTTAGTTGCAAATGGTTATAATGTAATAGAACAACTTAAAGATACAGATAAAGTTACAGAAACATATTTAACATTAGCACCAACTTCAAAACAATCTGCATATGGATATGGTCTTGCAGATTTGTGCTTATATGATAAATTAGACAATTGCTATAAAGTTAAATTTATAGGTGCTGAAAATGAAACCGCTACATTAAAGCCAAATTTTGAATATAGATTAATTTTTACAAAAAATCAAGCAGAATGGTTAAATGCAGGTGACACTATAAGAAAAATAATTCCAAATGATTATGTAATTGATAATTCTAATGAATTTGAAGCATTTGTAAAAGTAGGAAATTGTTATTCTTGGGGAATAAATGGATATTATGTATTTACAAATATATTTTTAAAAACATTAGGAACAGGAGCATATGATTATTGGATGACACAAACTAATGCTAGTCTTGAAGATTCTGTTATTTATATAAGATTTAATAAATTTATCCCTTCAAAAATGACTATTTCAGCAGGAACACCAGAAAGAAGGACAACAACATTGTCAATTAAAGTAAGAACAAAAATAGATTTAGGCAATTTTACATATAAAGATTTAATTTTGTTTAATAAAGATAATGCTACATTATCGGCAGAATTAGACCCTAATAAAAAGAATTTGCTTTGCAAGCCTAATACATTTATCTTTACAAGAGAAGATTATTTAGATTCATTTAATTAATATAAATTTAAGGGATTATTAATTTAATCCCTTACTTATCTTGTTACTTATTTTGTAATAATTTTTTATTATCTTGAAGTTGCTTAATTAAATCAGTAGTAGAGATAATATTAATATTTTCTATTTTAATATCTTTGTTATTATCTTTTTTAGATTCTTGCTCTAATTTCTTTAAATTTAATAATATACTAGAAATATCTTTATAACTTGCAGTCAATAATTTTATACTTGAATTTACAGCAGTTACTAAGTTTGCATATGCAGTAATTTTATCGGCACTTGCATTTTCTTCGTTAAATATATCAGAAGTAATTGAATTTACTATTTTTTGCGTATTATCAACATTTTCTAATAAAGATTCTCTAACCTTTTTATAATCATCAATCATTAATTTAAGATTAAATAATTCAATTGAAATTTTATTTTTATTAGAATCTCTTTGTTCTATTACTTCACTTGGTGTAATTTCAGTTATATCTGATATGTCAGATTTTAATGTTTTATTCTCAAAATTATCAACTATAACTTCTACATCTGAAATATCAGTTTTACGTTTTATTGATTCTAAATCTTCTAATTTTTCATTTAATAATTTTTCAAGTTCATCAGCAGAAGATAAATTTTCAAAATCAATATCTAATCCCATTAATTATCCTTATAGAAAATAAGAAATTATACTAACATAATAATATGCAGTATTCTCTATTATTAAATAATTAAAATTAAACATTTTTAAAATTTCAAATAATACATTCATTATCAATTCCTTATATAGCCTAAAATAGTTTGTTCTCTTAACATTATTTGATTATCGTCTAAATCAATTCCTGATATTGTTTCAAAATATACAATATCATTAACTTTAATGTCTTTAACTTTATCGCCTATTGCTATTACTTTACCATTGGTTTGGCGGTCTTCAACAACTGACTTTTGTGTTTCAGTTTTTATAATAATCCCTGAATCTGTTGTGATATCTTTTTGATATTTAAGTTGAACTAATACATTTTGTCCTATTGGCTTAATCATTATTACTCCTTATATTATCTTTTATATTTATTAAAGAAATTTATGATATCATAGCATTATAGCAAAAATACATAAATAAAGGATTAAATTTGATAACAAAAACTACAAAACTTAATGAAAGTTTTTATTTGCTAGATGTAGCAGACGATGAAACTAAGATTAAATTGTGTAATAGATTATCAGCACCTATTAAGAATGCTAAATATAATACTAGAGTTCAAGCAGGTATTATAAGTCCTAATGAATACTTTTTCAAAATTAATCCTAACAATTGTAATCAAGTAGCGGTATATTCAGGACTTTTAAATTTCTTAACAGATTTAGGGTGTTTGCCATATACACCAACTAATACTTTTACAGATTTAGAGATACAACAACATATTGATAATTGTTCTCAAAATCTAAAATTTACTCCATATGATTATCAATGCGAAGCAGTAATAGGTGCAATTAAAAATGAAAAACACTTTATAAGGTCTGCAACAGGTTCAGGAAAATCTGTTATTATAGGATTAATATCAGATTTCTTATGCTCTAAAGGATTAAAAGGATTAATTCTAGTTCCTAATATATCATTAGTTAATCAATTTGCTTCAGATTTAAAAGATTATAACCTAGATGTAGCAAAGAATTTACATTTAATAGGCGGTGTATATAATGATAAGAATTTTGATTTAAATTTAACTATATCAACTTATCAATCAGTTATGAGATTTAAAGAAAAATTAAAAGAATTAGATTTTATAATAGTAGATGAAGGACACGGAACTAAAGGAAATGAAATATTTGATATAGTTAATAAATGTATTAATGCCAAATTTAAGATAGGATTATCAGGAACATTACCTGAAGAACCTGTTGATAGATTTAGAGTTATTGCGTGCTTTGGCAAACCTAAAACATATATTACAACACAAGGATTAATAGATAGGGGTTTAGCAACACCTGTTAAAATTAATATATTAAGATTATCTTATAAGAATTTAGATATTAAGATACCTAATAATTACTCACAACAATTAAAATTAATTAAAGAATATGAACCTAGAAATCAATTAATTGTAAATTTAGCAACAGCATTAAAAGGTAATACATTAGTTTTATTTCAACACACAGAACACGGAATTAAATTAATCACTGATATATACGCTAAAAAAGGTATTAAAGTTTATAGAAATAATATAATAGGTAAATCTGCATTAGTCTTACAAGACCAATATAAAATTTACTTTATTAATGGTAATGTAGATGGCGATGACAGAGAATTAATAAGAAAATTAATTCAAAATGAAACAAACGCTATTATAGTAGGTAATATGGCTTGTGTTTCAACAGGTATTAATATACCTAATCTTCATAATTTAATTTTAGCAAGCCCTTTAAAATCATATGTAACTATTACACAATCAATTGGACGTGGTGTAAGAAAACACGATTCTAAATCTGTATTCAATCTTTATGACCTAGCCGACAATTTAGGTTTATTTAGAAAACAACTAAATCATAGAATAGAAACTTCATATAATCCTGAAGGGTTTAAGTTGAATTTAAGAGATTTAGAGATATGATTTGATTTAAAAGGATTAATAAAGGAATACAAAATGAAAGAAGTATTAAGTTTAAAAACTAAATTTAATAAAATTACTACATCACAAAATAAATTTGAATCTGCAATGCTGTATTTTTACCTAGATGATGATTCTGATAATATTTTTATTTTTAATGCTTTAAACGCACATATTCTTAAATATAAAAAGACACAATTAACAGATTTTGATAAAACTAAATTAAATCAAAAAGTTTATAATAACGCTACACTATCAGAAGTTTTTGATGAATTTATAGATAATCTTGCAGAAATTTTAAATAATACAATTTCAGAAGTAAAATCAAAAATACAAATAGTAAAACAATGTAATTCAGCATTAGAAAATAATTTTTCGGAGTATTTAATATGAAAAAAGAATTAATAGATAATAATTTATATTTTAATGATATATTAGTTTATAGTGGCACAGATTATTCAGTAGATGTTAGATTTATGAATTCTTGTTTAAGAAATAAATCTGATTTAGAAACAATAAACAAATTAATAGATAAAAATAAATTAAAAATTGATAATTTATTAGATAATATAACTCAATTAAAGAAAAATTTAGCAACTTTAGGATTTTCTAAAGAAAAAATTAAAGAATTTGATGAATTAGATATTATAGGATTTTAAGGTGTTAAGATGATAAAAATATACTCTTGCGTTACAACTTTTGAAAAAGATAAGAATCTTTATATGTGTTTTAGAGTTAATGACACTGACACTAAAGATTTAGAAAAATCCAAAATAATAAGATATAATTTAACATCAAATGGATTATATAGCGTTAAACTTGATGAAGGCGTTAGTGTTAAAGATTTTTTTAAAAAATGTCCTAAGAAAGTTTATTATAATACTGATATATATCGGATTTTATTATTTGGATTTTTTCGTGATAAAAAATTAGAATTAGAAAAACAAAATAAAAAATTAGATAAGAAAATTAAAAACTTAGAAAATAATTTAATTTATTTTAAAACAAAATATCCTGAATTATCTATATAAAAAGTATAAAGGAATAATATGAAAACAAATAAAGCACCAATCAAGCCAATCACACTTAAAAATAAAGAATCAGATTATATAATTAAATTTAATTTTTATATATCTAATTTATTTTATGCAGATAAAAATATATATTATAATAAAGAAAAAATTTTTACTCTTGATGAATTTAATGATTATTTTGATTTTTTAAATTTCATTCAGAAATCAAATTCAGAATCAGAAATATTTGAAAGAATTATGCAAATGATAAATTCAGAGTTACAAACTTTGAATATTGAAATATCTAAAAATAATCAAAAAATTAATGATTATAATATATTAGAAAAAGAATTATTTAATTTCATTGATGTATCAAAGTTTCCTAGCATAGAGAAACATTTAGAAGACGCAGAAGTTTATGAAATAATAGGAAAATAGGAAAATAATTAATAAATATCATTATATAGTATTAAATAACAATTTAAATAAGGATTATGATTTGGCAGGCACTTTTATTGTAGAATTCTCAACTAATACAGGTTGTAATTTAGGTTGTAAATATTGTTATTCTAGGCATATTAATAAAAAATTAACACCTTTTGCTGTTGATAAATTTTTAGAGCCAAATAAAGGAATTTATAAACTACTTGAAATTTACAATAAAGATGATTATCATATATCTTACTTTGGTGGCGAACCTTTATTAAATTGGGATATTATTAGATATAGTCTGCCAAAATTTTATAATGACCCTAAATGCAGTTCTGTTGTTGTAATTACAAATGGATTATTATTAGATGAAGAAAAATTAGATTACCTTAAAAAATATAATTGTGGTATATCGCTAAGTTTTGATGGTATTTGGCAAAATTATACAAGACCTTTGGCAAATGGCGAAGATTCTTTAAAGAAATATATACAGAATAAAGATTTATTTAATTCTTTATTATCAGGTTGTAAAGTTATGCTAGACCCTAAATTTTTTCATTTATTGACTGAAAATTATCAATTTTTTGTAGATGAATATAATTTTAATTTTCCTGATTTTTCGTTAATAAGAGATGATATTTATACAGAGCAAGATATTAAAACTTTTGATAAAGAAATAACTAGACTAGCAGATAAAGTGATAGAGTATAATAAAGCAGGCAAAATCTCAAATGTAGGATTATTTACACTTTATTTGTCAGATACTTTAGCAGGTTCAATGTTTGGTAAGAGAACTCACGGCTGTTTTGTAGGTGTTGGCGGTGCTTTGTATGCTCCTGATGGTAAGTTTTATCCTTGTGAAAGATTTAATTCAGATTCTGATAAAATAGGTAGATTTGAACTATATGACGCAGTTACAGATACTTTAAATTTAGATAATATAAATTATTTAAAACAACCTAAAATATCAAATCCTAATGAATTTCCTAAGTGTAAGAAATGTGAATTATATCAATTTTGTAATTCAGGTTGCACTTATTCACAAATGTTAAATTCTAAAAATAAGAATTTAGATTATTCAGAACCTATAAATTCAGTATGTAGATTATTAAAAATGTGTTATAGAGAAGCATTTAGAGTATATAGAGAATTAAAAGATTATAAAATAGATGATGTGTTAGCAAATATGATGAATTCTAATGGATAACAGGATAAGTTAAGTTTAAATTTGGTATAATAATAAAGTATTATAAATTATTAAAAGGATTATAAATGGCAGATAAATGTGAAGAGTGTCAAGAACATCAAGAGTTACGCACCGAAATTTCTAAGGACGAGCAAATTAATCATTTATACAATGCAGTTGCACTTCTTACCAAAGCAAGTGAAGAACTACAACAAATTAATGGTTTATATAGTTTTTCAATATTAGCACAAGCAAACGTGTTATTATCACAACTTAAATATCTTGAAACAGGCAATTTTGAAGGGTCTTTTTCAACTTCTAATATACCTGAAATAGTGCCAACAGAAATAAAAGATGAAGTTGATGATTTAGCAAATGAATTTAAAGGGGATTTGGATTTATGAAATCATATCTACAAAAACTTAATTTAGCAAATTTTTTATTTAATGCAGGATTATATCAAGAAACACTTGATAAACTTATGCTTACAGAATCAGAACAAGATGAAATAAAAGAATTAAATTCAGCAGAACGTAGAGATGTTATATTAGATATAACAATTTTAAGATTAGTTTCAAATATTAAACTTAAAAATAGTGAAGATTCTATTAAAGATTTATATAGATTAATTAATCAAGAGCCAACTGCAACATTTCCTGATTTAGAAAAAGTATTTTATCTAAGTATATCAAGTATAAATCTTGATGAAAATACATTACAAAGATTAGATTTTATAGATAAAGATAAATTGTTTATTTATTCTGAAATGTATAAATTAGGTGAAAAAATATCAACTAATAATACAGATACAATTAAAACAAATCTTTATATAGAATCTAAATCTGCCGAAGAAAAGGAGCAGTTGTTTAACGACATTTACAAAGCCTTAGAGCAACAATCATATACAGCAGATATACTTATTAATGAATTTGAAAAGTATGCCGTATCGATAGCAGAAAAGCGTTTATTAGAGTATTTTAAAATACGTGCTAGTATTATTAAATCTGATTTTGAATATGGTAAGCAGGCACTAATTAATCTATATAATCTTAAGAATTTTAATTCAGAAAATATATATAGATTAGTTGATACGAATAATGGCGTAGTAATGTTTATATCTAAATTTAGACAAAAAGGTTATAAATTTAATGAAACTCAATTAATGCCTTTATATCAAAAAGCAAGAGAAATAGTCTATAATACGCCATATGAATTATCTTTGTTTATTGAAAAGTCAATATTTGATTCTGAAAATAATCATAAACAAACTATTAAAAATGATTATATACAAATTAAAGATAGATTAAAAACTATTGTTCCTGAAAATTATTTTAATCAATATGATAATTTAATAGACGAACTAATAAAGTTATAAAGTGATAAAATAATGTCTTTAAAATTAGATATTCAGGATTTTATTTCAAATGCCAAAGACTTAAATTTAAATTCTAATATTAAAAATTATTTAACTAAAGTTAAGTTTTCGCCTAGTTTAAATTCTGATTTTAAATATAAATATTTGTATTTTAATTCAGATAATTTTAAACCTGAATATCTAAATAAAATAACTGATTTGCACGATATAACAATATTAACAGATAAATTTATAGATATTAATTTACCTAATATTGTTTATTCAATTGAATTAAATTCAAATAATAAAGATTTATTAATAAAATTATTTAAATTAAATTTCAATATAGAAATAAGAACAGATGATTTAAATAAATTAATAAAAACTTTAGAATATGCAAAATCTAATAATTATATTATTAAAAGAATTAAATTAGATTCTAAATTAAAAGATTATGCTAATTATATATTTAAAAAATATAATATTCCTGTATGTAATTATGTTTGTGATAAATGTAATTTATGTAGTTGTAACAGGATATAAGGAGTTTAAAATTTGAAACCTTTTTTTGCATTTGATGTCAATATTACCGAAGGTTGTAATTTAGGTTGCACCTATTGCATTCAAGATTTTGAAAAAAAGTTACACAATTTATCAGATGAAATGATACTTAAAATTAAACATAAAATTGATTTTCTACTACAAAATCAAGATTTTTTAAGATATTTTGACGGAGTTCAAATTTTCTTTTGGGGTGGCGAACCTTCAACACAACCTAAAATACTTAAAGATTTCTTAGTTTATTACGAAAATAATCCTAGAGTTAAATTTTATATGTATTCAAACGGATTTAATTATAACAATATATGGGATTTATTAGAGAAATATAGTCAGATTAATCTATCAGTTCAAATTTCTTATGATGGTTTAGCAAGCCATAACGTTGCAAGACTTGATAAAAAAGGTAAAGGTTCTGCATTAAAAGTTAAAGAAACTATATTTGAACTTGCAAATCGTGGCATAAATTTTGAAATACACCCAACTATTGATTTTGATAATCTTGACAAGATAGCAGATAATTATTTAGAATTTAGACGTATAGGACAATATTTAAAAAAACCTATACAATATAATCCTACTATTGATTATTTAACAGACCATCAAAATATGACAAAAGAAACAATAGAAAAGCATAAGAAAACTATTACAGAACAGATTAAGAAAATAGCAAAATATGAGTTAGAATTCTATAAACAAAATAAAGAATTTAGTTTTTCTTGGCTACAAAATAATCGTGCTATTTGTGGTGCAGGTTCAATGTTAAATGCTATTGATTTAGATGGCTCTGTTGTAGTTTGTCACGGAGCATTATATTTAGATGATGAAAACAGAAAAGAATTAACAACTAATAATATAAATTTAGATGATAATTTATTCTTAAATAATGTAATAAATAATCATATAAAATTTAGTTCAAAAAGAGATGATTTGCCTGAAAAATGCAAATCCTGTTATGCAACTTATTGTATGAAGTGTAATGTAACTAAGTTTGCTAAATCTAAGAAAACTGAATTTTTTGATAGATATAATGACTATCCTAATCAGTGGTATTTGTGTGAAATTTATAAACACCTTGCCAAAATTAGATATAGTTTATTAAAATTAATATAAGGTTAGATTGTGATTAAAAAACTTGAAATTTATGATTCTATTCTTGATGAAACTAGAGAATATGAAAAATATTATGGTAGATTGTTTAGAAATATAGCAGTAACACAACCTAGACCATTTAATGAAATTCAGTTTAATTTTGGATATCAAGGCGAATTAATAAAACACACTGATATAAATTTTATGATACAAAAATTAAAAGATGAATATATAACAAGAATTAATTTCTTTAAATCGAATATATTATTTAATAATGAGTAAGGTGCAATAATGGCAATTACAAGAGATTTAAATTATTTTAATACTACAACACAATCAGATGAATTAATTTTATCTAAACATTATCTTGATTTATATAATAAAATCTTAGAAACTTTAGATGAAACACCAACTTCTTTAGATGATTTTAAATTATTATATAGGCATTTTGTTGTATTGTATCAAAATCAAAAATATAGATTTAGGTCTGATTTAAACGACCAAGTCAATAGAAAAATAAGATATGATATTATACAACCTAATCAAGTTAAATTATATATAGAGCCATTATCAACACCTTATAATACAATGAATTTTAGTGAATTGTATCAAAATCCTGATGTAGTAATAGGAACAGCAGGCGAAGGTTATAAATCAAATGGTGTAACTATATTTGATAAAATTCACGGATTTTGGATAAAAGAAATTCAATCAAATTATATTTTATTAGAACAAAAACCTAATAGAATACCAAATTTTGCAGTTGGTGCAGTAATAAATGCTTCTGATACCAAATTCTTACAACAACAAATTAATAGGGCAAGAGTTCAATGTTTGTGTAATTGTAACTTTTGTTCCTGTGACTGCAATTATTGCAGTTGTAATTGCAATTATTGTTCTTGTAACTGCAATTACTGCACTTGTAATTGCAATTACAGAAGTGGAACAGTAATTCAAAAAATTTGTAATTGTAACTGCAATTATTGTGCTTGTAACTGCAACTTTGAATTTAACTATAATTAAGATTAATCTGATATAATTCTCTTAAATTTTCAAAAGGATTATATATGAAAACAGAACATACAAAGTTTGAATACAAAGTTGATGATTTAGAGATTATATCTGATTTTGATTTTAAACAAGCAGGATTTATAAAATCTGATATTTACTTCTATACAGATAAGAAACCTTTTAAATTCTATTATTTTGATTGCTTTAAAAAGAATAATAAAATATATTTTAAAACAGTAAAAGAAACATATTCTGATATACGCAACAGAACTGTTTTATCTTTTATGGATTATGTAAAATATCAAACAGAACAAGCAAATAAAACATATAAAACTTCAGAAATTAATTCACTTGATGATATTATGGAAGGTGTTGATACTGCGATATACCCACTAATTTATTCAAGAATAGTTAAAGTTTATCCTGAATTTATAATATAGTTAAAGAATAAATTAAGTAATGATTATGTAGAATACTTGTTATAGATTAACCCAACTAAACAAAGGAATACAAATGAAAACACAAGTTACAATCAAAGAAAAACACTTTAAATACAAATTTAAAGATATTAAGATAATATCAGATTTTGATATTTTAAAATTAAGATATTATGAAGATAATATGGCGTTTGATGATTCACGCATTTACAATTTTATATTTGAAAAATATAACGATAATACAATCTATGTAAAAGTTGAGTTCTCAACAGAACAATTTAAATCAAGAACTTATAAAAGTTATAATTTCTTTGAATTTATAACAATAAATTATAAAAACTATTCATATTTATTTAATTTAGATTCTGTAAGTTCTCTTAAAGATTTAGGCGAAGATTCTAAAGTAGATTATGGAATTTACGGATTTCTTTATAAAAAATTAATTTTAGAAAATCCTGAGTTTATAGAATATATTGTATAAATAATAAAGATTAATAACCCAAAAGGAGTTAAATTTATATGAAACTTTTTATAACTTGTTATGAAGGTTCAGATAGTTATGTAATTTTATCAGCAACTATTAAAGAGCCAACTACATTAAATAAAGATTTTTCAGTATTTGAAATTTCAGATACAAAATTATTTTCATTTATAGCCGATAAACTTCTTAATAATATTCCACTAAGTTTTGCTAAAAATATACAAGATTTGACACTAGATACACTTGTTATTGGCGATGTAGAGAATATTAACACTATAAGACAAAGACACATCTATAAATGTTATGAAAAATTTAGCAATCACGTAATGGCTATACCTAATATAGCATTTTTTGAATTTCAATTAATATCTACTGAACTTGCTTCACGTGGCTACTTTATTACAAAACAAAATAGAGAAGAAAAATATCTTGAAATTCTTGAAAAAGGAATTGAAGAAGAAGTTGCATTGCTTGAAAAATACTTAACATTACTTGATGATTTGACTAAATATAGAACTCTTTATTATGAATTGCTAGAAGTTCTTGATAAAATAAATTCATCTGAAAATAAAGATGAAATAGCAACTATATCTGAAAACTATCACGTATAAAGTATAAAAAGTAAAGAAGTAAGGATTATAAATGTTATCTAAAGGCGATTTAGTTCTTGCAAAGCACTATAAAGATTTACTAGATATTATTAAATTTGAATTAAATAAAAGAGAATTATCAACATCAGATTCTGTTTATAATTTTAATTATCAAAATCAAATAGTTAAAGCACAAGAAATAAATTTTCTTATAGATAAAGTTGATTTACTTAAAAAATATGATGAAACTGCAGGACTAAATTTTGAAAATCAAGCCCAATTTATTGAAAATTTAAATTTAGGCAGATTAAATTCAATATCTTACAATATAGGCAAAGTTGATAATACTAATTTGATAGTAGCAGAAAAATTAAATCAAATTTCAAATGTATTACCTAGACATATAAATCTATGTGTTTGTAATTGTAACTATTGTGCCTGCAATTGCAATTATTGCAGTTGTAATCAAAATACTTCTTATATGAATTATTGCCCTTGTAATTGTAATTATTGTGGTTGTAATTGCAATTATTGGAGTGCAAATAGATATCCGTCATTAGCGATTGAAAATACAAATCAAGGTTTAGGAACAAGAAATATACCTGGTGAATATCCTTATGAATTTAACATTACTTCTGCTGTTGATACATATTATACAACACCTACAACATTTTCTAAAATTTACTTTATGGAAAATACAAACAATGGTATAAATCAAGACAAGTATTTTCAATTGAGATTTAAACGCAATGGTAAATTGGGTTTTCCTATGGGTCAAGAAGAATCATTTTTATATCCTAACAAATGGTATAAAATAAGGGTTGAAAATGGGTCACTTATTTCTGATAATTTAGGTCAGCCATTATTTAGAGCAACTTGGGGAAATATCAAAATGAGATTGGACGTTTATAATATCACTGATTTTCATTTATATTGGGATTCTAAAATCACTCTTAAATAACTTCGCTAATAAAAATTTATTATAGAGAATTTTTTATTTTATATATTTAATAATAAGGAATTCTCTTTTTCTTAGTGTATTATATTTCTGTTACATTATTATATTTAATTAAGTAGTTAATAAATTTAGGATATAAATTCATTTTTAGTTTTTGCTGTAAGCAAGAGATTAAAACAAATGAAGAATTAAATAATTTTATTTTATATTATAAGAATTCTATTGAAATTTAATTTTTAATCCTATTTTTATTAACTACTTAATTTAAACTTAAATCATTTAAGACGCTATATTTGTAAGATAACATTTCTTAAGGTTCGTTTAAGTTGTTAATAAATTTAGGATATGAATTTATTTTTTTAATAGTTGGCTATATAATATTAAAAATAAAAAATTAAATTTATTGATTTATATTATATAGAACTAGATTGTTATATAAAAATTTGAATTTGTATCTGAATTTTATTAACTACTTAATTTATTCTTACAATGTTACTATTATATTACTAATTTAAGTTTCATTTAAGTTGTTAATAAATTTAGGATATGTTTTTAGTTTTTTGCCGTAGGCAATATATTAAAAGAAATAAAGAAATTAAATTTATATTGATTTATATAATAGAAATATATTAAAAATTTAAATTTCTATCTATATTTTATTAACTACTTAATTCTTATTTAATATGTAACTTCTTTATTACTATTTTAAGTTTCATTTAAGTAGTTAATAAAAATAAGATATAAATTTAAATTTTTATATAAATCTCTATAATAGAAATAACAATAAATTTAAATTCTAAATTCAATCCTAAATTTATTAACTACTTAAATAATCCTTAAATAAAATAATTAATTATAAAAATTAAGAATAGATTAAGTAGTTAATAAAAATAAGATATAAATTTAAATTTTTATATAACAATCTAGTTCTCTATAATAGAAATATATTAAATTTAAATTTTTTAATCGTTGCCAACGGCAAAATCTAAAAACAAATTTTAATCCTAAATTTATTAACTACTTAAAATAAAATTAAAGATTAAAATTAAATTAGTAATTTAAGAATAGATTAAGTAGTTAATAAAAATAAGATATAAATTTAAATTTTTATATGAATTCTCTATAATATAAATTCAATTTAAATCAGAATTTAAATTTCAATCCAAAAATTATTAACTACTTAATTTAAACTTAAACTAAATAATTAATTATAAAAATTAAGTAATCTCTAAGTAGTTAATAAAATTAAGTTATCATAAATTTAAATCATAAAATTTTAATTCAATCTAATTACTTTAATTTAGTTTAATAAATTTTTAATCTAAATAAGATTATAATACCTACAAAAAATTAATAAGGAAATGATTTGCTTGCAACTATTGTTTCACACTTTGATAAACAAAAGAGTATATTAACATCGCCTAAATCAGATAAATTTACATATAAAAGTGTTGATATTAGTGACCTTACTTCTTTATATCATACGCTTGCAACAAATTATATACTTAATATTTCACTTAATATCAGTGGAACAATCGAATTAGAACGTTCAAATCCAAATTTTAATACTCTTTATTCTAAAAAATTTGATTATATATTCTTTAATATAGATTGTAATAAAAAAGAAAATAAAGATTATATATTAGATTATTTTAGTGAATATAGTTCTATTATTGGCAAATCAAGAAGTTATGATGACTTTACAAATTTTAATCTAAGAGTAGTTTTACAAACAGAAACTATGTGTTTTGATGATATTAGAGTTGTATTAGCCAAAATTCAATATGACCTAAAAGATTATTGTCAAATTTCAGATGATACTATAAAAAAGGGCTATTATACTGCTCCTATTATGAGAGTAGAAACAATATCTGAAAATATTGATAAAACTCTATTTCCTAAATTAAATAATAAAGTCAGTGATTTTATACCTAAAGCCGATATATCTCTTAAAAATAAATTAGTATTAGAAAATTCAACAGATTTAAATATGGGTATATCAGCATTTACACAATTAGGATATAAAATTGTTTCTCAAAACAATAATATTATAAATTTCACAAAAGACGGCGAAAACTTTTATCTTTATGATAATAATCCGTTTTTAATGAATCATAAAAATAGACAAAAATCATTAAATATCTATTCATTAGTTAAATCAATTCAAGGAAATGGAATAGATTATAATCAATTCTTTGAAGAGCCTAAATCTGATATATTAAACGAGCAATTTTTAATTCCTACAAATAAAGAAAAGAAATTAGAAAAGTTTTTTCATAAACCTAAAAATATGCTTATAATTAAAAGTCCTATGGGTTCAGGAAAATCTGAATTAATTAAAGAAATTATACAAAAAGCACATTCTATAAATGAACGTGTATTGATTGTTACAAATAGAATATCTATTGCTGAAGAATTTAAGGGTAAATATGGTCTTAAAATATACAATCAAGACAAATACACCGCAGGTTCATCAATGATAGTTCAATATGATAGCCTACATAAGTATAATATGAAAAATTTTGATTTAGTTATATTAGATGAATTTATGAGTTTATTAATTCACTCTAGGACAAATATTTCACAAAACCCTGTAAATTTGACTAAGTTTTTCGAGTGTTTTGATAAAAGATTGGTAATAGCCGACGCATTTATTAATGGATATGAAAAACATTTGATATTTAAACCTGAAAAAAATATTGTAACTTTAATAAATTCTTTTAAGGATAAATCAACTTTATATAGTATTAAGACAAAATCATTATTTTTTGATTTAGTGTTAGAAAAATCTTTAGAAGCAAAGAAATTTAAGAAAATAGTTACTATATCATCAACATCTATTAATATGATTGAAGCATTAAGTAAATTTTTAGAATTTAATGGTTTAAAAATTCAAGTATTAACTGCTGATACGCCTGCTATTATTAAAGACACTATTTATAAGAAATTTAAAAATAAAAGACAAGATTATGATGTTTTGATATATAGTCCTACAATAACTTGTGGTGTGAGTATATTATCAGACCTAGATAATCATTTTCACTATGATTCGTCGCATTCGACAGACCCTATTAGTTCTTTGCAGATGATAAAACGTGCAAGAAAAGCACAAAACATTTATTATTATATACAACCTGGATATGAAACTAAAATTTTAAATTACGAAGCATTAAGAGAACAATATATTAAAAATGTTACTATTAATCCTAAAAATAATCACTTATTTGAATATAATAAGTATAATGAATTAAATCTATCTAAAACAGGTCAAAGAGCAGTAAGAATAGATTTATTACTTAATATATTAGAATCAAATAGAAAAAATGTTTTTGAGTATTTTTTAAAATATAATTTTGAAAATAATCCTATCAAACTTGATGAAGTTGGCAAAGCAGATGTAGATTATTGGCTTAGTAATTCTAAAATAAATTCATCAGATGAATTATTAGATGAAAAAATAGATAATTATTTTGAAATTTTAAATTTAAATTTAGATATTAAAACACAAAAAGAAAAATCTAAATTTATAACTTTATTAGATAATTTATATAATAAAACTAATTTAAATTTTGAATTTACAGACCATCAAATTTTATTTAAAGAATTATTTAAACTCTATATATCCGATAATCAATTATTTCAAAAAATAGAATGTTATAAAGATTTGGAATCTCAAATATCTGATACAAGATTAAAATATAAATTATCAGAATCTATTACTAATCCTAATAAATCTGATAAATTAGAATTCTATAATTTATTAAATGAAACTCAATTTAAACTAAATATTTCTGAATTAAATAATATAGATTATGTTAAAAATTTATCGCCGAAGTGTGTTAAAATTTTAGAATACGCAGGATTTAAAATTAAAAATAAACGTGTGGAATATCCTGTTAATATTATAAAATTTAAGGATTACATTAAATTAAATTAATTTAATTTAAGAATTGTATAAGAAATTGATAAGTTTGAATTAAGTTATTTATAGTATAATAAGTATAAATTTTTTATTAAAGGAGTTCCTTATGGATAACATATTATTTGGTGTATTAGGTGTATTGTTAATTATTGATAGTGCTATTTTATTTGTTTATTATAGACAAATGAAAAAGGTTGAAAATCTATCAGACCAAAGAATAGAACTATATAAGAAAATTGTGCTAGAGTGTCGAGATTATTGTGAAAAGCAATCAAAGGAGTATCAGAATTTTCTTAAATCTATACTAGAAAAATCAGAAGAAATTAAAAATTCTGATGAATATAAAGAGTATTTAGAATTTAAGAAATCAAAGGCAAATAAAACAAGTAAATCAACTAAATCAGCAAAAACAAGAAAATCAAAAATAAAAAATCAAGAAGGTTCAGAAAATGAATAAAATAAATCCAAAATCATTTAGTGATTTGCTATTTGGTGAAACAGAACTAAAAACACAAGAACAAATCAATGAATCAGGTCTTAGTAGAGTTTGGAGTCACACTGAAAATCACGATTGTGGTATGATTTCGGCTTGTCGTGGCGACAAATCAGAAGAACAAAATAATGAAAATTCAATGAAACTTAAAGCAAAAATGCTTACACTTGGATATGGTGTAACAAAAATTGATGGTAATTATATAGAAGATTATAATACAGATAATGCTAAGAAAGTTAAAGAATTGTCTTGGTTTGTTGTTGATATTGACGATAAAGGCACTTTAAAACAAGACTTAATTAAACTTGGTAGAGTATATCAACAAGATAGTATAGCATTTGGTGCAAAGGCTTCATATTGGGTTCTAGTAGGAACAAATAATTCAGATTTTCCAGGTTTTAACAAAGAAGTTAAATTATCAAATAAGAAATTTGGCAAAGCAGGCGAATTCTTTTCAAGTGTTAAAGGCAGACCTTTTATGTTTGAAAGTATTATTGATGACGATGATTTTGAGTTTAAAACATTTAAAAAAGCCAACAATATGGGTAAATGGTATCTTAAAACAATAAGTGATGATTTTGATAAAGAAAATCCTGATTTTGATAAACAAGATTTAAATGAATCATCTCTATCAAGAATTTATAATCATATTAATAATTATGATTGTGCCACTATTACCGCATTTAGGGGCGAATTAAGTCTTAAAGAAAATAAAGAAAATAATAAAACACTTAAACAATCTTTATTAAATTTAGGATTTGGTGTAACAAATATCAAAGGCGGATTTGTTGAAAAAGATGAAGAAGGTAATGATAGATATGTTGATGAAGAGTCTTATTTTGTGGTAAATTTAAAAAATATACCAACAGAACAATTTTTTGATTTTATTAAGAAATTAGGTAAAAGATATAATCAAGATTCTGTTATGCTAGGATATAAAGAAACTAAAACTTGGGTCGAATTTGGTCTTTTTGCTAGATATGGTCTAGGCGAATTAAATAAATTTAATAATGTTTCTTATGAAAAATTTAAAACTTATTATTCTAAAATAGGTAATAAACATTTTACATTTGAAAGTTATAATGAATTTACAACAGAACAATTAAGTTTTAATCAATTAGGTGTTATGCAAAAAGGCATTATAAGAGAACAATCAAGAAAAACTGAATTAAATATAAAAGATGAATCTTTAAGAATTCAGGAAAATATAGAACCTGTTTATGGAGTTAATGCTTTTAAGGATAAGTAATGAGTAAATTTATGGATTTATTAGATAATATCAATAGTAATAGTATTAATAATGTTAAAACCGATAAATTAGGTTTTGAACTAAATGAAACTTCACTAAGCAGGGCATATCAGCACATTAAAAATTATGATGTTGCTTTTATCTCTGCTTGTCGTGCAGAAAAAACATATAATGAAAACTTAAGAGATTCTAAAGAATTAAAAGCAAGATTAATGACGTTTGGATATTTAGTAACTAAAGTAGGCGGTGGATTTATTGAAAATCAAAATCTACCTGATGAAAGACCTGTTGAAGAAAGAACATATTTTGTTGTAAATGTTAGAGATACTTATGAAAATTTTGAGAAAAAGATTGTTTCTTTAGGTGTATATTACAATCAAGACTCAGTTATTGTTGGTAAAAAAGGCGGTTTAGATTTAACAGAAATAACAACAAGTAATAATTGTGTTAAACCTAAATTTTCAAGAAAAGTATTTAAAAATATTTCATATGGTAAAATTGATTTATTTTATACAAGATTTAAACATAATACATTAGTTTTGCAAGAACAGCAAGATTGTTTAAAAATAGACGGATTCGACACTTTGAGATATCACGGATTTAGCGGTGCAAGAATGGTTTATAGTGGTTGTAAAGAGTTTGATAATACAAAATTTAACGATATATTTAATTCATTAATAATATAAATAATTTAATCTTATATAAAGGATTAAAATGAGTTATATTATAATTGCTATATTAGCATTTATTTTGGGTGTTTTGCTCACTCCTATGCTTATATTTCTTAGAGCAAGAAAAGATGTTGCTTGGGATAAATCAAATATGACAAATATTTATCGTGTTGTAGCACATCTTGCAAGCCACCCATCAGATTTTGGTAAAATGTATTATCAAGATGGTTATAAGCCATTTTGGTATATTGATGATGACGAATTTTCAGATGTCGTCAGAACTAGACCAGGTTTAAAATCATCTAAGAACTAAAAAATTAAGTGTTTAAGTGTTTTTTAAGGTATATTTAGTTATTATTTTATTGTTCCAAAAAGGACTAATTAATTTTTTGATAGGGTTCTTAATTGAACCCTTATCATATTACACAATACTATTCAATACTACTCTATTCTATTCAATGTAATCAAAACTTCCAAATTTAGAACTAAAATCTTCATCATTTAAGTAATCATTATTACTATCATCTGTTAAAATATCAAAATTGCCTATAATTAAATAATCAGAAACATTTAAATCAGAATCAGAACTTTTAGAATCTAATTCTTTTACTATTTCGTTCATTTCATTGAAGTTTCTTGCTTCTGCAAATATAGCAAAACATAATGCCAAAGCCATTACTAAATCATCGTGTTTATTATTATCTGCTTGATATTTATTATCTTTTAATACAAAATTAAATAATTCATCTATTGTATCTTTATCTTGAATTAACAATTTATCAGATTCTGCCATTGTTTTAAGTGTTTGTAAAATAATATCTCTTGACTTCTTTGTTGTTCTAAAACCTGGATATTTTTTCTTAGACCCAACAGAAGTTCTTGATTTATCAAAATATAAATTTTCATATTCAAATTCAAGATATAATCTATCTGCTACTGATTGACCTGCACCTTCATTATTTTCAACTATTACAAATGCATTATTAAAATATTTAGCCCAATCGTCAATAAATTCAGGCATTCTTAGATAATCTATTTTTAATTTTGCAGTGGCAACTTGTCTAAAGTTAAAATTTGTAATATCTAAAACTTGTATAGCAAAACTATCAGAGCCGTCTTTTGCTGAATCTACACCAAATATATAAGAGTGTCCTTTAATTGGCTCTTCATAAATTTTAAGTCCAGGATTTCTTACAAAATCAGGTTGTTGATATTGATATTTTGCTAAGACTTTACCATCAATTAAGGTATTTGATGAACCTATAAATTCGTTTCCGTAATTTTGGTTAAAGAAAACTGCTCCATAAGATTTTATAACAGAATTTCTAAATTCTTCAGGTTCATATAATTCGCCTGTTGGTTTGTGTCTTGGCACATTTTGCCATTTAACTTCATATTTTACATATCCATTGTCAGATGTTTCTTTAGTTTCGCCTGCACCTTCCCATATATCGTAAAAGTGATTTTTACCGTTGGCGGTAGATATTAATATAGTTTTTTTATTTGCTAGGGCTTCTTGTGCTGGAAATATAGAGTCTGCAAAGGCTTTAAATGATGTGCCTGAACTATCTGTTCCTATAATCCAACTTGCTTCATCTACAATAAGGTAATTGACGGAAAACCCCCTAAAACTTGAAGAATTGGAAGTATCAGACAAAATTTTAATTCTATTTTCCCCTTCAATAGTTGCAACGTTCCAATTTAAAATTCCACATTGTAGCCACATTGGAACAGTTAAAAACATTTTCTTAACTTTATCAACAAATTCTTTACTCATTGCAAGTTTATTGCTTGCAATACCAATAATTAAATCTTTTTGGAACAAAAAAACGTGTAAAATCCATATACCGACTGTTACCGATTTACCTGAATTATGACTTAAAAATCCATTTGAATAATATAGATGATGATTTTCTAAAGTTAAATCATAACAATTTTCATTTATATTTAAATCAATATATTCTATTATCTCTTGAACTCCAAATTCAGTTTTTATTTTTCTATTTAATGATAAATAAGCAGGAACTTCATTATTAAATTCATCAATTAAAATATGATTTTTAGCACATTTTAGTGATAAATTTTTAGTTTTTATGATACACATCGGAAGTTCTTTAGTTTTGTGTAGTTCCTTAATTTTTACTAATCCTATATCAGATTTAATTTCAAAATTCCCTAAATTTGATAATTCTATTGTTTCAATAAATTTATCAGTATCAAGAGTGTTAGGAATTATTGAATTTGATTGATTTAAATCAAATAATTCTTTAATACTCAAATCATTACCATTTACATTAACAATAGTATCAGAACTTATACATTGGCGTGGTTGCAAACTAATAATTTTTTCATTTTCTTGTTTATTAATAACAGATATAAATTCTCTTTGATATTCTCTTAATTCAGGGAAATTTAATCCTTTAGGCGTAGTAATTCTTATATAATTATCCATAAAATAATATATATCATCAGCACATTTTTTAATCTCTATTTCGTGAATTTTAGCAATAGGCATTTTTGTAAAAGGTCTTTTTAATTGCCTATTTCCATTAAAGAAAATTCTATTACCAAAAGCGTCAAGATGATATTTTTCATCGTCCATTGGTGTATCTAAAATTTCAAGTGCTAAAGCCTTACCATCATTGCCATATATTCTTAATGTATCAAGCAATTCTTCAGTTATTAAATTTTTATTTTGTTTATAATACTCAACTAATTCAGGGGGAAATATATCAGATAATTTTTTTACTTCAGATATTTCATTTGTTTCAGAATTCATTAATTGCTCCACTTATTATATATAAAATATGTTTAAAACTATTTATTTAACTATAATTTAATAATGATTATTAATGATAAATAATATTAATTTAAGTTAGGATTATATTAAATGACTAAAGCAGAATTAAGAGAAATTATTAAACTTGAATTAGGTTATCCACAATTACAAGTAGAATTAACAGACGCACAATTAAATCAAGCAATTGATAAATCTATTAGACAATTTACTAATATTGCTTATGACGGCGAATTAATACAATATGTTAAATTTACTTGTCAAGGACGTGGCGAGTATAATGTAGCACCTGAAGTTGAAGAAATTATGACTTTAGGAAAATACGACTCAATGCTTGTATCATCTAATTTAAGTGGATATGTCGATGATAACGTTTCAAGAATGATAACTGACGGATTAGGAACTGCATTAGCGTTTATGATTAATATTTCATCTCTTAATACGCAATTAAAGAAATATGTAGATAAAGAAATTAATTATAACTATAATTCATATAAGAAAAAATTATATATATTTGAAGATTATCACGGAAATTTATTATTAGAATGTAGAATTAGATATATTCAAGACGAGAACGGCGATTCGATATACGAACAAGAGTGGGTTCAACGTAGAGCAGTAGCAGAATCAAGATTAATGCAATCAGTGGTATTAGGTAAGTATTCAGCAAACGTTGTGGGCGGAGCAACGATTAATTACGCTGATATAAGAAGTTTAGCAGAATCGGAAATAGAAAAATTAAATGAAGAATTACTTAGTAAATGGCAAGATTTGCCACCTGTAATGGTTTGCTAGTTTTACTAAAGTAATATTTAGATAAGTGATAAGTTTAAAAAGCGATAAAATGTTAAGTTGGAAGCAAGGAATTTATAAACCTATTAATGAAAAGAAATATATTAAGCCTGTTGATAAATTGATGAATTCTGAAATTTATCCAACATATAGAAGTTCTTGGGAGTTAAAATTTCTTAAATTTTGCGATTTAAATCAAGACGTAATAGAATGGTCGAGTGAGCCATTTGCTATTAAATACTTAGGACTTGATAACAAAATTCATAGATACTATATAGATTTTATGATAAATATAAAAGGTAAGATTTATCTTATAGAAATAAAACCTTATCAGCAAGCATATAATCCTAAAAATCCTGTTTTTAAATTAAATCAGGTTAAATGGAAATATGCTAGGGAATTTTGCAGAAAAAATGGATTTGAATTTAAAGTTTTGACTGAAAAAGAGTTGTTTTAAAAGTTTTAGTGTTTTAAGTTTAAATTTATAATTCTTTAATTAATTGTTAAGGTATTCTATATTATAATTCTATTATAAAAATAAAAAAGGACAAATCAAATGAGTAAATTTATGGATTTGCTAAATGAAAATGATTCTGATGAAAAAATAAGAGAAATTATAACAGCAATGGAAAATGATGGCGATGTATATAAGCAATTAAATTATTATTTTAATACTATATACAAAAAACAGAAAAAAGGTCAATTTGACAAAGCACTTGCTATTAAAGGTCTTGATAGAATTATACAAGATTATACAAAAGTTTATTCTAAAAAATATGGCACTTTAACACTAAATCCTGCTGAACGTAAAGAAGTTGCTACTAAAATTATAGATGTAGATTATGAAGATTATATTGCAGATTTAAATGAATCATCTCCAAAACTTAATTCACCTGAAAAGAGAATTTTTGATTTTTGTATGGCAACTAAAGATAATAATTATCCTAATATGTCGCCGTTTGATGATATGTTTTGGATTGCTAAATATATAGCAATGGATATAAAAGAGCAAAAAATTGAACTTCCAATTACTGCTGAAAATCTTACAAAAGTTCTTATAGTAAATTGTCAGCAACTTGCAAAGCGTTATAATGAAGAATATACTTCATCATCAAATTTTAGAAAAATAACTGCAACAAAAGGTTTTACCGCTGATTTATGTAATTTGGTTTGGGATAATAAGGATTTGATATTAAAAATAAAAAGACAACAAGGTGCTTAATATGAGTAAATTTATGGATTTATTGAATAGCATAGCAGAAAATTCAGAATTAAATGAAGTTGCAAATGATGAAGTAGTATTATATAGTTATTTTCTTGATATGTCTGTTGTAAAAGATAGTAGATATGGATTTAAATTATCTATTCTTGATAATTGTTATCAAATAAATAAAGAACTTGATAAAAGAGAATATAAAGATTCTATTGATTTAAATAAAATTCAAAAAGATGATATAGACCTATACGATTATCTTTATTATTGCACTCAAAAAGCAGTTGCAATATATAATAGAGTAAATCAAGAGAAAATAAAATTTTCCCCTGTATTTGTTAGTAAATTTGTTAATTATGTTTATAGTAAGAAAAAAGAAGTTTATACTTATGCAAAAAAATATCAACTAATATCAGAATCAGCAAGTTCTAATAGCCCTGAAAATAGGGTTTTAGAATTTTGTGTAAGAACAGATTATAAAACAAAGCAATATGATATCGAAATTAGTGATTCATCAAGTCTTGATGATGTATTAACAATGATACATTTTATGATAAGAGATATTGACAGAAAACAAGCGTCAGTGCCATTTGATAATAATTATTTAGTTGAAAATTATAAAAGATGGTGCAAAGGTATAGTTGATAGATACAATATGCTACAATATAAAAGAGATGACAACGAAGAGAAACCTAAGAATTTCAGTAAAGTTACATTGACTAAGAAATTTATAGTAGATTTTTGTAATCTTATTTGGGAAAAAAGAGATTATCTTAAGAAAATTAAGAAATAGGTGGTAAAGGATATTTAATGTTAGACTTTAATAATTATGATTTATTTGAAAATGCTTCTACACAGAAAAAACTAGGTTTATTATTGTCAGAGATAGCAAAGCAACAAAAAATTAATGATTTTAAGTTGTTTTATGATGTAGATGATGAAACAAAGAAATTGTATTTTATTAAAATTGAAAATATTGAATACGAATATTTTTATAAATTTATAAATTCACTTAGGGCTAAATATCATTTAAATGATATATTGGATTTTAAACAAGTTAGATTATTTAATAAAGAACAATTTATATTTAAATTTTATCTTAATTCTGATGATAAGACAGACACTGAATTCTTTATTCAACGAATTAAATCTATCCCTAATTTTCAAGAATTCAAATATAACGCAGTAAATGAAACAGATTCAGGCGATATTGCAAGCGTTGAAGCACCATTAGGATTTGAAAGGCGTAATTTGAAAAGTTTTAAGGATTATTACATTGAAGAATGCAATAAGGCTAAATTAGACGAAAAAATACAAAATAGTTATTACAGAAATGATTATGAACGTAAAATTACAAATTTATATCAAGAATTAGTAGTAATAGAGCAAGAATTAAATGATTTAGGCGTAGATATAGCAAAAGGATATTACAACAAAGTTTATAATGCTTTATTTGATTTAAGGGGTTCTTTGCCAAAAGATAATATAACACAAAATTACAACAATTTGCTTGATTTTGGCAAGGTGTTAAAATTTATTAATGATTTATCATATAATTTAAATTTAAAATATCCTAGTTATAAAATATTGATTAAAGTAAATGTATTATCAGATAAAATAATGTTAGGATTTTTCATTAAATCAGATAACTTTGATTATTCAAATGATGATAACGTTGATAAAGTAGTTAAAAATGAATTAAATAGGAACTTTGATAATATAATTCAAAATAGAAAAATTGATATACAATATAACTTTTCAAAATTGAATTATATTGAATTTAATCTTTTTATATCTAAAGAAAAATTAAGCAAAAATAATATAATATCACAGATAAATAGTTCAGTAACACAAACTAAACAAAAAAATATAATATTTAAGGATTAATTAATGAAAACCTTTAAGGATTTTTATAATCAAGAATTGCTAAAAGAATCAACAAGCGGTTCAAGTTTTAAAAATTTTTACAAAAAAGAATTACTTAGTGAAGCAACTATTAAAAGAGTAACATATGACGATTTTTGTAGTTTTCTTAAAACTTTAGATAAATCTTTAAGTCCATTTGCTAAAGATGTTGAATTAGATGATAGTTTTGTCTATAACGGACAGGACGAGTATGTTTATGAATTGACTTTGTATTTTAATGGTGTTGATACTGAGTTAAATGATACTATTATAAGCACACTTAGACAAACAATTATAAAAAATTTGACTAAAAATAGCAATTTAAAAGATGTTAAGTTTCATTCAGATGAAAATTTAGTATCTTTTAGAATAGGTATTATTGATTTTGTTGGTTTAGCAAATGCTAAGAAAACAACATCAGAAATATATAATAACGATATATCTAAAAATTTCTTTAAGGCACTTAGAAACTAATGAATTTAAATATACCTTTAAATGAATATCAATTAAATGCAACGCTTGCAGACGAAGTAATAAGAATTTATGGAGTTCCACTAAAATTGATATTATCAGAGAAAATCAACGAAGATTCAGTTTTCGGCGATTTTTCACATTTAAAGGTAGATAATACTTCTATATTTGAAATTTACGGCTTCCCTGATAATGCTGATGAATATGAAGCAGGCGAAGCCTTATCATCAAATTTTGGCTTTATGGGCGAAACAAATGTAGATATTTATATATCTAAATTTAGTTTTGATAAAATTTTTAAAGACCATAATATAGAATTAGATAAAATTGTTAATTCTCTAATTGTTTTGCCATCGCAAAAAGTATTAGAAATAACTGATTTAAAAGTTGAAACTCCTAGTATAAACAATTTATTTATGTTTAATAATCTTAAAAATTGTTATAGATTAAAATGCAGAAGTTATCATTTTAAAGAGCAAGATGAATTAAGTTCTGATATGTTTAATTCAAATTCTACTGATAATGATTATTTAGATACTAATGAACTTAAAACTCTTGAATCTTACTTTGATGAATTAACAAATATCAAAGAAGAACAAGATTTAGAAACTAAAGAATATATGGAAAATCCTGACCCTGTATTCGGACGTTTTTAAAAAATATACCAAAATCCCCCTAAAAACTTACTATTTTGATTAAATTTTAAGGTTTATTTAATAATCAATTTTATATAATATCATCAATTTAAATAAAGGAATTTATAGATGATTATTAATATAGATGATACAACTAATTTAAAGAGAATTATATTAGAATTTGATGAAAGTTCTAATAATAGTGATGAAGAAATTAATATTATAAATTCTAATTCAAATACTACTAATAAAACTATTAAACCTAAATCACGTAAAACTACTAAACAAGATGATACTATTGATAATACAGATGTTCCGATTGATTTTAAAGACTACTTAGAATCAACAGAAATATCTCAAAGTAATTCTAGTAGTCAAGAAATCATACAAAAGCCTGTTATCCCTGATATTGACAGAGATGTTAAAATAGCGGATAATATGCAAAATTTAAAAATTTAACACAAGGAGTCACATATGACAAAAAAAGAGTTGGTTGCTAAACTAGCAGAAAAACTTGACAGCACAAAAGTTGAGGCAGAAGGAATTATTGAACTTCTATTCAGTGAAATTATTATCCCTGCACTTAAAGCAGGCGATGAAGTTGTATTGCCTGAACTTGGCAAACTTAAAGTAAGAGCCACAAAAGAACGCAAAGGCGTTACAAATGGCAAATCTTGGGTTAAGCCTGCAGGTAAGAAAGTTACACTTAAAGTTTCATCAACCTTTGAAATTTGATTTGAACTTTAATACTACTAGGGGATTATCAAAATCCCCTTTACTCTATTTGATAAGGTCGATACTTGATATTTGAAGCGTTACAGGCGAATAAGAGTGCGATACACTATAAATTCATTAAATTAACATAAGGACATTTAATGTATATAATGGGATTAGATTTAGGCTATTCTAGTGTAAAAGTTGTAGTAGCAAATGAATATGGCGAAATATTAAAAAAATTTAAATTCCCTTCATTAATAGGAATTACAAAAAAAGTTAATGAAGTTGAAAATGATAAGATTTATCAATATGATGATAACTATTATATGGTTGGCGATGAAGCAAAACATTTACCATCTCAAAATATGATAGATATTACAGAATATAAAAATCTTGAATATTATGCTCCGTTGTTACTTAAACACACAATCAAAAAATGCGGAATTACCCCTGATATTATTGTTGCAGGATTATCAATAGCACAAATTAATTATTCAGGATATTTTCAAGCAAGATTGGAAAGTTTTACAATAGATGAAACAGACTATAAATTTGAAAAAGTTTATGTTCTACCACAAGGAGCAGGTGCAAAACTTGCAATTGACAAATATGGTAATAAGTTTCCTGAAGAGCAAAAAGAGTATTTAGGTTCAAGCAATTATATAATCACAGATGTTGGTTTTGTCACTTTAGATTTGTTATTAATCAGTGATGGTGTTACAGACCCAAACTTGTTCGTAGGTATCGAAAAAAGTGGTATATGCAAGTGCAGTGCAGAAGTAGCACAAGAAATTTATAAAAATCATAATAGACAAATCACTTTACAAGAAGCAAGAGAAGTCTTAGATACAGGTTTTTATAAATTGCGTGGAACTAAACACGATTATACAGAATTTGTCGATAAAACTAAGAAAGATTACTTAAAATTTTTACTTAAATTAGTTGAAGAGAAGTTTCCTTCATTTTTAGATAAAGCAGATTTTCTTTGTATAGTTGGTGGCGGTGCTACATTATTTAAAGATACAACAGACAACTTTATTAGAATAGTAAGAAACGACCCTGAATTTTACAATGCAATAGGGCAAATGCTATTCGGATTAAGACAACTATAAGACAATTTATAGTAATATAAACGTATATAAATTTACAGAAAGGAGCAACACACAATAATGTTAAATTTAGCAACACAGAAAGTCTTAAGACAACTTAATGCTATATCTGATAAGGTAATTTTGAAATATCCTGTTACTACTATTTCATCAGAATCATCTGAAATTTTAGTAAATGTTGATATGCAAGCACTAGATTCAGAACAATTTGACAATTTAGGTATATTTGAATTATCTAAATTACTTAAATTATTGTCTTTATTTGGCGAAAATCCTAGTATTAAAGCAGATAATGAAAAAATTACTATAACTTCATCAGATAATACAGATTCAGCAGTTTATTTACTAGCAGATGAATTTACTCTTAAACCTTATGAGAAACCTGCTAATATTGTTGAATCTACTGCTAATTTTCCAAGTGTAGCAGAATTTGATTTAAGTTCAGAAGAAATTTCAAAAATTTCAAAAGCATATAGTATCTTTAGCGACTTAGACGGCTTAGAATTTAATGCAATTGACGGAAATACGACACTTAAATTAGTGTTAAATAATAAATACGCTATTTCATCAAATTCTTATTCTAAATCTTATTTTAATACTTCATCAAAGAATTTTAATATAAGAATAAAAACAGAATTATTTAATAAAATTCCTGTTACAAATTACAAAGTAAAGGTGGTATATAATGAAGTAAAAGACGCTTACAGACTTGTTTTCATAACTGACGTGTTTAAAATTGTTATAGCAATTCTTAGACAAGATTAAGGGATTAGCAAAAGGTTTTAATTATTAATAAATTTTTAATAATATATTAATAATTATTTAATATTTGAAAAATAGAAATTTGAAAATAGAAAATTGAAAAGGATAAAATTATGAGTGAATTTGATAATGTATTTGATTGGAACAAAATGACAGGGGATAATGACCCTTTTGCAAAGTCAGATTATGACAGCGACAAGCGTTTTTACAACCTACCTAAAGACAAAGAAGGCAATGGTTCAGCGTTGATAAGATTTTTGCCTGATGGCGAAAAGCGTGAAGACGGCTCAATGGGAACTATCCAAAAAGTCTTTAGAATCAATACAACATTTACTAAAAATGGCAAAAAAAGATTTTGTAATGAGTGGAGTCCTACAACAATAGGCAAACCTGACCCATTTTTTGAAGCGTGGCAAAAACTTTATAATTCAGGACAAAAAGAAGAATCTAAAAAATTCAACAGAGCAACAAGATATATTACTAATATTAAAGTAATTAACGACCCTGTTAATCCTGAAAATAATGGTAAGATTTTCTTGCTAGATATGTCTTATAAAATGGCACAAGCAATTCAAGGTTATCTACAACCGCCTGAATCACAACAAAAACTAGGTATTAAACCTAAAAATCTATTTAACCCTATTAATGGATATAACTTTATGCTTATATCTAAAAAAGGTTCAAATGGACTAATTGATTATGATAGTTCAAAATGTGACGACCAACCTTCAGCAATTTATAATTCAGTTGAAGAAGCGATATCTGATATTACGACACACTGCCATAAATTGTCTTGGTTCTTAGATGAAGCAAATTATAAAACATATGATTTCTTGCAAAATAGACTTAAATATGTTATGTTTCAAGACGCTGAAACACCTAGTGCTACAAGTTCTGCACCAAAAGCACAATCAGCACAACAAACACAAGTTAAAGTATCACAACCTGATGAAGTTCCGTTTGATACAGGCTTAACAGGATTACAAGTTCAGCCACCTGTGACTCCTGTTGCACCAACACCAACTGCACCACAAGCACAACCTGCTACTTCAGTAGATGATGAACTAGACGCTTTGATTAACGGATTATCAAAATAAATCAATTAAGGGGATTTTAAACAATCCCCTGTTATACTAATACAAAATTTTTAAATAAGGAAAACATAATGATATTATATGATTTTAGTTCTCTTATACATCGTTCAATCTTTACAGCAATTAAAAATACCAATCCACATAAAAAAGATAAAAAATACGTAACATCTGAATATATAAATCTTTGTATTCATAAAATTTTAACAGAATTATTAGAAGTATATAGATTTTATAATGCTGAATATAAAGATTTAGTTATTTGTTTAGACGACCATTCAAGGGCTTATTGGCGTAAAGAAATATATCCTGAATATAAAGAACAACGTAAAGCAATAAGAGAAGAATCTGAAGTTAATTATCAAGAAGTTTTTAAACACTTAGACGTATTAGTAAAGGTAATTAACGATTATACACCTTTTAAATCTTTTGCAGTTCCAGGTGCTGAAGCAGATGATTTAATTGCAGTATTAACTAAAAGATATGCACCATTTGAAAAGATATTAATTCATAGTCCTGATAAAGATATGATACAACTTCATCATTTTGGCGATGTTAAACAATATTCGGCTATTACTAATAAATTTATCACAGAAGAAGATAAAGGCGAACATTGGGAACTTTGCCATATATGTTTAGGCGATGTTTCAGATAATGTTCCTAAAATAACTGATAATACAATATTTAGTAAAAATTTTAAAGAATACCTTAAATCAAAAAATATTAATATTACTGAATTAGAATATTATCATCTTAAGGATAAATCAATATTTAGTGATTATAATAAACTTAATAAGAAAAATGAATTAGATATTTTTGATAATCCTAGATTTGGCGAAGCCACATTATTAAAGAAAATTAAAGAATTTGGAAGTTTAGATAAGTTTTTAGATTCTAATCCTTTATATAGAATTCAATATAATAGAAATAAAGTTTTAGTTTTAGAAGGTGGAATTCCTGCTAAAATAGAAACAGATATTATTAGGGAGTATAATAATTCTGCAACTACTTTTAATTTAGAGAAGTTAGAGATGTATTTAAAACATTATGAATTAAATACTTTAATAATAGAATTTAAGAATTTATCATCACAAAAATCTGATATAATACCGCTAACTGCTGATAATTGTGGTTGGATATAAAGGGGGATAAAATGAATTTACAGGATTATATAGATAAGATGTTTATAAGTATCATAGTAATATGTATTCTTGTAGCCTGTGTTTCAGTAGGATTAATACTTATTATAGGTTAGGGGATTAAATAATGTTTAATGTATTTTCAAAATGTCTTACATCTGATTGTAAATTTAATGACTTATCACTAGAAGAAAAGAAAAAATTTAATTCTTTTATGTTTTGTAGATGGCTATCAGGTAATACAAAAACTTTACAAATAGCCGACTTTTTCAATTATTATAGTCAATTTATACCTGATGAAGTTCAATTTAATATAATATCAGATTTTGCTAAACAGCAAAGAATTAAATTTATTAAATTCCCTAGTTTTAAGAAATCTAAATATGATAATTTGTATCTACAACAAAAATATAATTTATCGCCTGAAAAGGTTTTAGAATATCAAGAGTTATTAAATCACTTAGAATCGCAAAAGGAAAACAAATGATAATATCTATTCATAGTAATGATTTAGTTGGATATGGTTGTAACTTATTATTAAATCAAAAATTTATACAAATAGATAAAGTAAAAGATTTTAGATTTAATTATTATAATTTAGATTCTATTATTAATGAAATAAATGAAATTAATTCTATTGATAAGATTAAATGTATTTTTATTTTAAATATAGATATACATAATTTTATTGATAAAATTAATGAATTATCAAATTTATATAAAGTAATAGTTATAGATTATAATAGATATAAATTTGCATTTAAAGATGATAACAAATTTAATTTTACATTAATAGATAAAAATCAATCTTGTATTAGAACTTGTTATGAATTTTTTAAATTAGACTCTTTAAATTCACAATCCATAAATTTAATTTTAACAGAAATAGAAAAATTTGACAACTTAGAATTAAATTCGCTAGGCTATTATATGAATTTATATTATTGGGAGCATTTTAATAATCAAGATTTAGACACACATTTATTACCTGTATTAAATCCTGAATTTGAAAATATATGCAAGCAAATTGAATTAAATCATATTAAATTCTTAAAAGAAAATCAAGAATCAATAAAATTAAGAGATAATTTCGCATTTATATTGCTTGATAATTGTTTTATGCCACTAATAAAATCTCTAAAACAAAAATATAAAATTGTAGTAACTACATATGGCAAAGTATATTTTTATACAAATATAGATAATAAATTTGAACGTGCTAGTTTTAGATTAAGATTAAAACATTTTAAAGAGAAATTACAATTAAATGCTTTATTTTTATCTAATTTTAATTCAAAATCTAATATAATAGAACATAATTGTAATTCATCTGAAGAAGTTAATAAATTCTTAGTTGAATTGTGTAAATCAATTACGGAATAACCCAAAGTAAGGAATTTTAATGAATATTCAAAATGCTATTTTAAAAGAAATTATACAATCGCCTGAATATTTTAGTAAGGTAAGAAATATCTTATTAGAAAATAAAGTATTTGAAACAAATAATCAAGTTATATTTAATATTATTAATAAATTCTATACTGATTATGCAAAGATACCAAATTTAACAGAAATAGCACTACAAGTTAAAGAAATTCCTAATAAAGAACAGCGTGCTAGTATAGCAGAATCTTTAAAAGAGATTAAAAATTCAGAACAAATTAATCAAGAATTCTTAATTGATAAAACCCTTGAATTTGTAAAAGACCAAGTATTTACTGAAGCAATGATGGTGGGTGCAGATTTTATAGATTCTAAAAAAGAGAATTTAAAGGCTAAATCACGTGAATTAATGGAAAAAGCAAGCAAAATTTCACTAGATTTTGACTTAGGTTTAGATTATCAAGATATAGATAAAAGAATTGATTATTATCAAAATCCTAAATCAGGTATTAATTATCACAGATTTAATGAATTAGCAAAAAGATTGGGTTCAGGATATCAAAAAGGCACTTTAAATTTGTTTTTAGCACCTGCAGGAATAGGTAAATCTCTACTTTTATCAACATCTATTACTGATTTTATACAACAAGGTTATAATGTCTTATTAGTGTCAATGGAAATGTCAGATTTTGAATTTGTTAAACGTATAGACGCAGATAACTTAGATTTACCAATTAATGACCTTAAAAATATCCCTAAAGAAATTATTAAGAATAAATTTATTGAGAAATCCAAACAATTAGGCAAATTCTATACTAAACAATATCCTGCAGGTTCATTTTCTGCTTCAATGTTAGAATCTTTATTGGATATGTATAAATCTAATAATATTGAATTTGACTTGATTTTTTTAGATTATATAGGTATAATGAAATCTGATAGAGTTCAGCCTAGTGCAGGTCTTTATTCATATATTAAGGCAATAGCAGAAGAAGTTAGAGCAGTAGCAGTAAAAAGGGATAAAATTTTGGTGTCGTGTTCGCAGTTAGGACGTATCGCATTTAATAAAAAAGATTCAGACAATTCAGCAATATCTGATAGTATAGGAACAGCACAAACAGCCGATTTTATGTGTTTTCTTTTACAAACCGATGAAATGAAAGAGAAATCTGAACTTATCTTTAAAATTACTAAAAATAGATATACAGGTAGAACAGATTTTTTCAATATGAAAGTAGATTATAATAAAATGCGTGTTTCAGATGTTGTAGAATTTAACTCTAAAGAGCAACAATTACAAACTGAAACATATGTAAATAATGAAATTAAAAGAATAGAGATAGAGTCAATGCAAAATTTGACGGATTGGACGTTTAATGACACAGACAAAGAATAGAGATTTTAATATACTTAAAAATTATAATAAAGAAATTAATCTTAATACTAGAGTTAATGATTCTAATACTGATTTAGATTATAAAAATATCAAAAATCTAAAAAGAGAATTAGAATTAGAAATTTTAGAAAGTTTAGAAGGTATAGATGAATTAAGGGATTTTAAATATAAGATAGATGATACAGATACAATAGATTTAAGTATAATATATGACTTATATAAATAGTTATATGAATATTATATTATCTGTATTATCAAAACTTATATTTAATAAATATGTTGCTATTGGTTTAATAGTCCTAAGTGCTTTGGGTATTTACCATTTTAGGGTAGAATATCTAAAATCTGAAATTTTGGAAAAACAAAACACAATTTCAAAATTAGAGCAAAAAATCAATATATTTGAAGATTTAAATTCAACTCTTCATAAGACTATTGAGATTAAAGAATCTAATTATGATTTTCAAATTTCAGAACTTAAAAAATTATTAATTCTAAAGCCAAAAGTTATCACTGAAACTAAAGTTCAAAAAATAGTGATAAACAAAGAGAAAAATCCGAATTGTGAGTTAAAATTAACAGACTTAAACAATACGAATTTATCTGATATTTACTTAAATATAGGAAGGTATAAGAAAGATGAAAACATTAAAACACGTAAGAAATATTAGTAGTAGTATAATATTAGCAAGCACGCTACTTTTATCAGGTTGTGCTACAACACAGGTATATACACCGCAATATATCCCTGAACCTGTTGAACCCCCTAAATTTGTAGAATATAACGTTCAACTTGTTACAATTGATGATACTGAATATTTTTTATTAGATAAAGAAAATATGAATAAATTAGCGTTAAATTGGCTAGATTATAAGAGATTTGCTGAAACTAATTATGATATTTTGAAAGATTTACATAAAAAATACATAAATAAAATTAAAAATGATAAATAATTGTATATTTTAATATAAATATAATAAAACTATAAAGGATATTAAAAAATGAAATTTAGTGATTTTCTACTTCTTAATGAGAAAAAACTAAGAGAAGACGATGATATCGAAACACTAGACGACGTTGAAGACCTAGATGAAGAAGGGTCTGAAGACGAAGTAGAACTAGATAAAGATATTCTCGGCGAAGATGATGTTATCACAAGACAAGATATTATGGACTTGCTTGATACAATGGACGATGAAGAAGTCGATGAATTCGGCGAATTTATCCTTGATGTTCTCTCAGGTGACGAACTTGACGATGATGACGAAGCAGTCAATGAAGCAAAATTCTTTAGTAAGAAAAAAGCAGAACTTGATAGAGAGAAAAATCAAAATAAAGCAGATAGACGCCTTAAAGCGAAAGCACTTGCTAAATATTACAGAAAAAATAAAGCACGTATTCTTGCTAAACAAAAGAAATACCGCAAGAAAGTTGCTAAAAATCCAAATCTTGTAACAAGACACAAATAATTAAAATCCCCCTTTATTGGGGGAAACTTCTAATAGATTTATAGGTTTTAAATGTTTAATAATTTTGATTTAATCAAGCAAGAACTTATCAAATATCCACTTTATAAACAACGTGGCAAACAAGAAGTGTTTTTAGGAATTAAAAATACATCTACTAATAAATGGGTTGGATTTAAAATTATTAAAGAATTAAAACGTAAAAAAGAATTCCCTTATAATCAAGAAAAACTATCTGAAATTTATGATTTAGCAGTGTTTTATTGGTGTTTATACTTTGATGAATTATTAAAATCTAATAACATAAATTTTACTTCAGAATACTTTAACAATATTTTAACTCAGGTTTATAACTTTTAGTGTTTTTAATATAAGATTCAATTGGTATTCGTTCATCGCCATACAAATTTAAATTTAACTTTTTAATATATATTCTATAAAATGTATTATCTTGATTATATGGAAAACAAAATGAATTTAAATCTAAATTATACTCTTTAAATTTACTTACCATTATATCTGTATCTTCTTTAATCTTATCAAATGAATAAACAGAATTCTTAAATAAAATATGATTATGTCCGTGTCCGCCTATTTCATAAAACTTAGACAACTTAGACAACTCCTGAATTTGACTTAATTTCATATAATTCTCAAAATTACCATTAAATGCTTTTTTATGAGCGTTACCACAATAAATTATTTGTTCTGATTGATTTATATTTTCAGGACAAATTATATTAGTAGATAGAAAAAATATCATTTTCTTATTAAATTTAGCAAAATGTTTATGATTTAAATATTGAGTATATAAACAATCATCAAATGTTAATATATCAAATTCATCATAAACACTTTTATCTAAACTTAGAATTTCAGGTGTTATTTCGTGTATCATTAATACCTTAGACACGTGTTATAAACCTTTTTTATATATTATTTCAAATGGTTCAGCAAATCCTAAATTATATTTAGTGCCTATATATCTATTAAAATTAATAATTAAATCTAAATGTGATTTAGGTATATAATCTTTATATAAATCAAGTAATTTATTTTTATAATTTAAATCTACTTTAATACCTAATGTTTCATTAAAATTTGCAATATTTAATGGTTCTACCATAAATTTTGCATATAATGTATTATCTGTTCTATTTGACCTAAAAACTATATCGCAAGCATTAGAAACTATTTTATGGTCTGAATGATTATCAAATTCAGAATGAGTAAATACACAATCATAATCTAAAATTAGACTAGCAGTTTTAATTTTATCTACTAATTCAGATTGTGATATTTTTTGTAATTCTAATGCTTTATAATTAAGATTTATATAATGATATTTGCTTAATAATTCTGATTTAGTTATATGTGAGCGTTCATCATCGCCACAAATAACTAATATTGTAGGATTATATTGTAATAGCGAAGAACACCCTAAAATTTCATCATCAAAGTGTGAAACAATAATTAATGGTTTCATTTATTAAATTCCTTTAGTTTATATTCATATATTTCTTTTAGAGATTGTCTTAAATCTTTAAATTTATATCTTTTAAGACCATCTATTTCTTTAATTTTTTGAATACTAGGCACTCTTGCTTGAACTTCAAATGTTTGATTAGAATAAACATCTTTAAAATCAATATATTTAATATTATCTGTTGGCTTATTTGCAATAGATAGCAATGTTTCAGCAAGTTTTTTAATTGTTATATCTTCATTATTGCCAATATTAAATATACCTGTTTCTTTATTTGATATTAATCTTGATACTATATTAACAAAATCTTCAACATCACAAAAAGTTCTAATTTGTGACCCATCATTATACACATTTACAGGCTCGCCATTGAGAATTTGATTAATCATAGTAGGAACACACATACCTTCAGTAGTTTGTCGCTTACCGATGATATTAAAGGGTCTTATGATGATATAATCTATATCAAGATTCTTAATTGCAAATTCTGTATTAATTTTCTCACTTGCATATGAACTTCTGTTTAATTGTTTTAATACACAATCGTCTTGTTCTCTTAAACATCTACCTTGAAAATATACTTCAGATGAACTTGCAAAGACTATCTTAAATTTAGATTTAAGTTTATTTTGTTGTTTTAATTCTCTAATTTTATTTAATATATTAAAATTAATTAAATGTGAATTCCAAAAACTATCTTTATCTTCATCAACATTTTTTACACCCACTGAACTTGCAAAATGTATTAATACATCGGTATCTTGCATTGTTTCATCAAACATTGCATATTGTGATGAATCTGTTAAATCTGCTATATAATCAGTAAATACAGAATCTACTCTATCAAATCCAACTACATTATGTCCGTCAAATTTAAGTTTTTGTAATAATTCAGAACCTAAAAATCCTGATGAACCTGTTATAATAAAATTCATTATTGCTCCCTTATTTTTATAATACTATATTAATATACAATAATTTATCTTAAATTAAGTTAAATTCATTTATAATCACTAAAAGAGTAAAAATATTCTATTAAGGAGTTTAAAATGAGTATCTATAAACCGATGAAAATTCTAATATCAGGAACACAATGTAGTGGCAAAACAACTTTATTAAGGGCTTTGCAAGAGCAACCTAAATTTAAAGATTTTGATTTTGTTATCGAAATGGTAAGAAATCTCACTAAAGAAGGTGTAAAGGTTAATGAAAAATCTGACGACGAATCGCAATTAAGAATATTAGACGCAACAATCAAACAACTACAAATCACAAAACCTACAATTTATGATAGAAGTATTTTAGACGTGTTTTGCTATTCAAGATATTTTAGAGAATTAGGACAAATGACTAATAAAACTCTTGAAATTGTTAAAGAGCAATTTAATAAGCATATTGATGAATTTGACTATATTTTTATTACTAGACCTGAATTTGATGTTGTTCCTGACGGATTTAGAAGTATAGACACAAAATATAGAAATAGAATTAATGAAATATTTGATGAAATTATAAGAGAATATGGACTTATAACATTTGATTTAATAGGCACAACTGACGAAAGAGTTAATAAATTTTTAAGTATAGTTGAACTATAATTTAATTTTTAAAAACAATACAGGAGTTAATTATGGATATTTGTTTATCTTTAGTATCAGGAATACTTACAATATATTGTATAGAAGTTATATACACATCTTACAGAGATAAAAAGGTTGAAAATGGCAGAAACAACAACAATTCTAAAAAATGATTTATTTGAAGCATATTGGAATGATACTGATAAACCTTTTGAATATTATGCAAGAGTAAAAAGAAAAGGCGAATCTATCAAACTTAAAATAAATGAGAAATTTGAGTATTATGAAGAATCTGCTTCAGGTAATTTTAATTATCTATTAGATGATATAAAACTTCAAAAAACTAATTCTAAACCTAGTAAAGCATATGGCACACATAATCCAGGTCAAGTTTTCTTAAGAGATAATTTTTGGGATTTACAAAATGTTAGATATAACCTAGAGCCTGATATATGGTTCTTAGATATAGAAACAACATCTAATGCAAGAATTAATGCTGATGAAGCAAAAGAAACAATAGTTACTATTCAAATTTACGACCATAAAACAAGAAATATATTTATACTAGGATTAAGAGAATCAGGATTTGTTGAATTACAAGATTATTCTAAATATAATGTTAATTTAGTAAAATATCTATATTGCGATAATGAGAAACATTTATTAGAATCTTATTTTAAATTAATTAAAATATTAAAACCTTTAATTGTTTATGCTTTTAATGGAGCAAATTTCGACTATCCTTACTTATTTAAGCGTGCTATTAAAAATAATTTAGAGCCTGAATTTAGTTGTTTTGGTAAATCAGAACTTAAAGAAAATTTTAATACAGATTTTAAATATTCTATACAAGCACCTGGAATTTTTTATATGGATTATTTGGAATTATATAAAAAATTTATTCGTGACCCTAGAAGTTCATATTCTCTTGATTATATAACTAAAGTAGAATTAGGATATAATAAAATTAATCACGATTGCTTCAGTAATTTTAATGGATTTAGAACAGGTGAATCTTATATAATGCCTGATACTCGTCCTACTGATGAATTTGAATCTAAAATGTATGACGCATATGTTGATAAAGATTATCAAAAAGCGAAACTAATAGCATATAATCAATTTATTCATTATGCAATAATAGATGTTGTTTTATTAAATGATTTAGATGAAAAACTACAATTAACAAATGTAATAATATATCTTGCTTCTATTATGGCTGTTAATCTTGATGAAGCATTATCAACATTAAAACCCTGGTCGAATTTGATTAATAATTATTGTTATCAGAAAAATGTTATTTTGCCTAATAAAAAAGAAAATCCTAAATTGCCTATAAAAGGTGGATTTGTAAAAGACCCATTAACAGGTAAGCATAAGTGGGTAATCTCTGTTGATATTAACTCTGCTTATATTAACTTAGCAATACGTGCTTTTAATATGAGTCCTGAAACATATTTAACAGATGATAAAATTCCTGATGATTTATTAAAATTAAGAAATGAATTATTTAATGATGAAGATGAAGATAGACGATTAAATGATTATTTCAGTGGCAAATTAACTAAATTTAATGATTTACTTAAGAAATATAATATTTCAGCAGGTGTATCAGGTGCATTATTTACTAAAAAAATAACAGGAGTATTGCCTGATTTGTGTGCTTTTTTCTATAATTATAGAAAACAAGTTAAAAAAGAAATGTTAATAGCGGAACAAAATATAGAAACTATTAAACACGAATTACATTTAAGAGAACAAGGAGCATAAAATGGAAATTAAAAATGACAATATCATATTTGAACGTAAGTGGGCTATGCCTAATAAAAATACATATACTATTAAACCTATTAGGGATTTATTAGATTTAGAAGTAGATAAAAATTTGTTTTGGATAGACCCTTTTGCAAATAAATCAAAATCAATGGGATATGCTAAAGTAACAAATGATTTAAATCCTGAATTTGATACAGATTATCATTTAGACGCATTAGAATTTCTTAAAATGTTTGATGATAATAGTGTAGATGGTGTGTTGTTCGACCCACCTTACAGCAACCGTGCTTTAGCAGAATGCTATAAAAATATAGGATTATCATTAGGGGATAAATCAAAAGCCGATTATTGGACTAAAATTAAAAAAGAAATTCAAAGAATAACAAAAGTAAATTCAAAAGTGATTTCTTTTGGTTGGAATTCAGGCGGTATTGGTAAAACTCTAGGATTTGAAATTCAAAAAATTCTATTAGTTCCGCACGGCGGATTTCATTACGATACTATTGTAACTGTTGAAATTAAGAGATTTTGATTATTAAGAATTAAGGATTAAGGGTATAAGATGAAAATCAACACAAAAGAACAATTTGATGATTATTTTTATGAATATAGATTACAAACAATGAATTTATTAAATGAAATTACTAAACAAGAAATAAATTCTAATCCAAATTTACCTTATATAGCCGAATTAAAGGAAGATTTAGAGTTTATAAATTCAAGATTACAAAAATTAATTGCTGAATATCCAAATTTTTATAATAAATCCATTTAGATTAAGAGAAAATAAAGGATAACAAAATGTTTCAACATTATCTTAAATTACAAAATAAAATATCATCATATAAAGATATGATAGAACAATTTAAATTTCAAATATCTAATTTAGAATATGATAATTTTTCTTCATATGTGACTAATGATAAAATCAAAGAAAACACTAAAAAGATTAATGATTACAAGAAAACAATTAAAATGTATGAAGATTTAATTCAAAATTTAGAAAATCAATTAAAAAATGAATTTACAGAATATGTTGTTTAAGCATAATTTAACATTATAAATATTTTATATTAAATTAAGCGAAATTAACTTATAATACGACAATCAATTAAAAAAAAGGTTAATAATGAGAACACAATCGTTAAAACAATTTTTCTTAGAAGAAGCCGTCAATTATGCTTCGTATTCTACAATTAGAATGATAGGTTCAGCAATAGACGGACAAAAGAACACATCAAGAAAAATTTTATTTTTTTGCTTAAAGAAAAAAATCAAAGATGAAATAAAAGTTCTACATTTTGACTCACAAGCACAAGCATTTACAGAATTCTTGCACGGCTCAATGTATAATCCAATAGTTACTTTAGCAAGAAATTATGTAGGCACTAATAATATTAACTTACTTTATCCATCAGGTAACTTTGGAACAAGATTTATTAACAATCCTGCCGCCCCAAGATACATTTATACATACGGAAAAGACGTATTATTTAATACATTTGATATAAGAGATGTATTAATAGAACAAGAATTTGAAGGAACTAAAATTGAGCCTTTATTCTTTGTTCCAAGTTTGCCATATTTGGCAATTAATGGAAGTTCAGGTGTATCAAGTGGATTTAAACAAGAGATATTACCTAGAAATCCTATTGAATGCTTAACATATCTATTTAGTCCTAAAGAAAAACAAGAACAATTACAACTAAAGCCATATTTTAAGGGATTTAAAGGAAATATTATACAAGGGGAAAATCCTTGTCAATGGATTATAGAAGGTATTATTAAACGTGACCCTAAAAATAAATCTAAATTAACTATAACTGAAATACCTATTGGATATGATTTTCAGGGATATAAATCAGTTCTTAAGAAATTAACACAAGATAAGAAAATCAAATTTAAAGATTTTTCAGATTCTACAAAAGATGAATTCTTATTTGAAATACAATTACTAGACAATCAAGATAAATCAGATTCTGAAATATTAGATTTTCTTAAACTGCGTAAAAAAGTAACAGAAATTTTTAATGCTATTGATAGAAATAATAAAATTATAACTTTTAATAATATTAAAGAAATCTTAGATTATTATAAAGAAATTAGATTAGAATATCAAGAAAAACAAAAAAATTATGATTTATCTATATTAAATGAAAATTTAAATTATCTTAAGAGTAAAATTATATTTATTAAATTAATAATAGAGAATAAACTTATAATATCAAAAAGACCTAAGCAAGATATAGTAAATGATTTAGAACAATTAAAATTACCTAAACAAGATAATTCATATGATTATTTACTGAAATTGCCTATATATTCATTAACATTTGAGAAGATTAAAGAATTAGCCGATGAAGTAAGAGCAAAATCAGAACAACGTGATTTATTAACTAATACATCAGCAATTAAATTATGGTCTGATAGTATTAAATTAGTTCAACAAGACCTTAACATTTAAGCATTTAAAAGGAGTATAAAATGACTAAATCTGATTTAGAAATAATAAAAAAATATTATGAAGCAATCGAGAAGTTTGATAAAGATAAAATAAGCGATGATTATGAAATAATTAGAAAACCTACATTATTTGACGGATTTATTAATATACTTGATAATATTAAGTATCTATTTTATAATATTATATACGGTATAGGCAATCTAATTTACTTCTTTAAAGTGATATGGTGTTATAGATGGTATGATTATGCCTACGACTATCAAATTTTAAAACGTATGTATGAATTAAAAGAGCGAAATTGGGTTCAAAAAACACACTATATTAACGATATTAAAGATAAAGAACACCTTAAAATAATAATTAAGTGCCTAGATATTCTTATTAATGAAGATTATGAAGGTTCTAACCCTGAACGTTATTATAATGGTGTATATGATATTTTGATGAATGAATTAAGACGCAAGTCAAGATTATGGGATTAAGGAGTTTCAAAATGATTTTAGTTTCAAGGGAATATCCTGTTAAAGTATATTATAATATCTTAGACCTTTGTTATGAGTATAATATTTCAGATGATGATTTTGTATTGTCACAAGACAAAATAGGTAACTTAAAACCTACAAATTTATCTAAAGAGCAAGGGATTTTATTTATAGTTAAATTTAGAATTAATCATATTACAACATATGATGATAAAGATGAAATTCTTAAAGCACATAGAAAATTAGATGAACTTACATCATTACTATCATCTGACTTAATTAATGAAGTAGATGAATTCTATAAAGATTATATTAAAAATTATAAATAAATATGTAATATAAGAGATTGTTAAGGTTTAAAATTATATAATTATTATTAGTTATAGATTATAAATTATAGATTTTAAATTTAAAAGTAAGATAAGGAATTGTATTGATTAAAATCAATGAAGTTATAGGCAATGTTTATGATTTAAAAAATAACAAAATTTTATCAGAAAAATCTGAATTAAATTTTGATTCTATTATCAAAACATCTACAACAGGATATATAAATTTATCTGTTGGAAATAAAGAAATTACCTTACTTGGTGACGATACTTTAAGCCTTAATAAATTCACTAATACCACTAAAAATACTGAAAATATTGATAATTCTGATACTTCAAACACTACCGAAAACCTTAATATTATTGATAATAACTTATTGGATATTCCTAATCTTATTTTAGACGTATAAATTTTATTCTATAATCTAATTTTTAGTCAATAATAAGGATATTAATTTAATGGCTAATTTTAAGTCAGAAGATAAATTTAAACATAATTTTAAATATATAGATAAATTAGTTGAAAAAATTGAAAATAATGAGTTGATACGTATTAATAATTCTGATGTATCTATTAGTAATACATTTGATATAACATTGCTTAAAATGATTATAAATGAGAATTACACAGAGCAGTATAAAAAAGAATTTATAGATTATGTATTATCTAAGAAAATCTTTAAATCTGATAATTTAAATTATAAATTTACGGATATTGATAAATCGCAATTTACATCTAATAATGCTTCAGGGAAATATTTTAGTTCTGCCACTGAATTAGCAACTATACAATCAATTAAAAATTATCAACTAGACAAAAATAACTATATCCCTGATATTAATAATTTAAACAAATTATCTAAATCACATAATTTAGATTTTGAATTTGATGAATCTAGTTATGATAAATGGTATAATACATTTTTAAGAACACCTATATTATTAGATAAATTCTTAGATAATATTAATGATTTTGAAATTATAGGCGTGGATTGTGATGATTCTGAAATATGCGATATTTACTTAAATATATCTAAGAAATTTAATTTAAGTAAAGATACTTGGAATCCTGCTGATATAGTGTGTATAAGAAAAAATAAAAAATCATATATATTAGATAATTTAAATTTATTATTACAAAACAATACATTAGAACAAATAAATTCATTTCTTTATATATTACATAGAGATTTAGATTTAGTTTCTGTATCTCTTAAAAAGATAAATCCTAATTCTGACGGCGAGTATAGAGTTTTTAATCAACCTAATCAAATAGATTTAGATTATGAATTTGAATTGTTAGACTTGCCTTGTGATTTTGAAGTTTCTGATAACAAAGATAGTATCTTTAAAACACAAGAAATAGGTAGTTTTACACTTAAATTTAAGAATTATCAGGATAGATATTTAAGGTTTCAATGCAGATTATTTCCTGCTTCTAAAGTTGGTATAACACAAATAGAAATTACAACAGATGGTAAGCAAACCGACGGACGTTTAGGTAAAGTATCAGTTAATATAATTGATAATCTTTATCAAAATTATAATCTCACTAGAATTAACTCAATTAAGAAATGTCATAATTTTGATTTTAATCAATTTACCTTAGATGATATTAAAGAATTTTATAATTATTATCTTAATGTATCAGAATTAAATCAATCAAGACAAACAGCACCAAGTTCGTCTATAAATACTACAACAAAACTAAATTTTGATGAATTTTGTAATTTATTTGAATTGGCAAAATCAAATTCAGACAATACTATAAGATTATGTGCTAAATTGCAAGGACTTAAATTTTGTTATTTAATCTCTTTAATGTATAAAGATAACAATATAAATTTATTAGGCAATTCATTATATAAGACTGCTAATAAAGTAACTGATAAATCTGCCTGCTATCTTAAAATATACTAAATTTAAGCATAAATTAAATACTATTGATATATAATTCATCAATATTAACTTAGTTAAAAGGATAATAATGCAAGAACAAAACAACACCAATACAATTAATATCATTAAAACAAATGGTAATATTGAGCCGTATAATGCAGAAAAGATAAATGAAAAAGTAGCATATGCTTGTGAAGGATTATCAGGTGTTTCAGTTTCTGATGTTGTAATGAATGCTAGTATCAGAATATCTAACAATACAAAGTCTTTAGATATTCAAAAAGCACTAATACAATCAGCAAATGAATTGGTTTCTGAAGAAACACCTAATTATGAAATAGTTGCAGGTAGATTATTAAATCAAAAATTAAGAAAAGAAGTTTATAATTCTTATGAACCTACTAAATCATTTTATGAATATATAGTTGAACGTGTTAAAAAAGGTTATTACGATAAAATTCTACTTGACAAATACACCAAAGAAGAATTAGATTTTTACGGCTCTAAAATTAAATATAAACAAGATGAAACATTATCTTATATATCTGTTAATCAATTTTATACTAAGTATCTAATTAAGAATAAGCAAGGTAAAGTTATTGAAACTCCGCAAGAATCTTATATGGTTTTAAATTTGTGCGTATTTGCAGAACACCCTGAACGTAAAAAATATATTTTAAATGGATATAAATTTTTATCTGAAAAAATGGTATCTTTGCCTACGCCTATTATGAACGGATTAAGAACAAATTATAAGAAATTTATAAGTTGTAATGTTATTGATTTAGGTGATTCTGTCGAGTCTTTATCAATTGCGTTAGATAGATTTTTGAGAATGACTGCTTCTAAAGCAGGTATAGGATTTAATTCAAGTAGAATTCGTGGTATAGACGCTGATATAGGTGGTAGAATGAAACACACAGGTGTTTTGCCATTATTAAAAGCGTATGAGTCGGCTACAACGGCACTTTCACAAATTTCTCGTAATGGTTCGTCAAACAATAACAACGTTTGGTATCATTACGAAATAGAATTAATAGCACAACTTAAAGATACTAGGGGAACTGCCGAAACTAGAACAAGACACACAGACCAAACAATTATTCTTAATAATTATTTTCTTAAAAAAGCCTTAAATAAAGAAGATGTTTATTTATTTCATCCAAATCAAGTTCCAGGATTGTATGAAGTTCTAGGCAATGAAGAAGAATTTGCTAAATTATATGAAAAATATTCTGAAGAAATACCTAAAAAAGACAAGAAAAAAGTAAATGCTTATCAATTATTAGATTTAATACTATTTGAGCGTTCATTTACAGGTCGCATATATCTTGTTTTTGCTGATAATATATATAAAAGTTCTTGGAAAAATCCTGTTTATAACGTAAATTTATGTGTAGAAGTGGTTGTTCCATCAACACCTTTAGACGGCTCTTTAGGAACGCCTGAAATAGGTTCTTGTATTTTAGGTGCTATTAATCACGGATATGTAAAAGATGATGATATAGAAGCAATATGTGATTATCTTGTAAATTTCTTAGATTATATGATAGATTATTCAGATTATTCAATTCCTGAAGTTGAGTATTCAGCCAAAAAACGCAGAACTTTAGGTATAGGACACTCTGATATATTTCATTATCTAGCCAAAAATAAGAAATTTTACAATACCACTGAAGGACGTGAGTTAATTCATAATAGAATTGAAAAGTGCTATTATTATCTACTTAAAGCAAGCAATGAATTAGCAAAAACACGTGGTAAATGTGAATTATATGATGATACTAAGTATTCACAAGGCTATCTAACATTTGATGAATATAAAGACCATAAAGAAACAAATTTTAAACTTTTAATGGATTGGAAATTATTAAGAGAATCAATTAAAGAATTTGGATTAAGGAATTCAACGCTTAGTAGCACAATGCCGTGTGGAAACTCGGCTAATGTTTCAGGTTCAACTTCAGGAATTGAACCGCCACGTGAATTATCATCTATAAAAGGCGACAAAAACACAAAAATTATGAAATTAGTGCCTGAATATGCAAGATTTAAGAATTATTATACTACTGCTTGGGGTGATGATTTTAATAATATTGATTATTTTAAATTTATAGGGATAATTCAGAAATTTACAGACCAATCAATATCAACAAATCAATATACTAATGTTTTAAAATATAAAGATAATATTGTGCCATTGTCTGAAATTATTAAAGAAATTTTAACTGCTAATAAATATGGTCTAAAGACTTTATATTATCAAAACTTCTTATCTATTGAGAATAAAGACGGAATTTCTGACGAAAAACAAGAAGGTTGTGGTTCAGGTGGTTGTGTCGTATGATAGATTTAGTTTCTTATATAATAATATGTATTTTAGTAATACTATTTTTATATTTAATCAAATTTATTAACTTATAATATTATAAGGGTGCTTCAAAACACCCTTACGTTGTTTAGTAAGGAGCAACCTAAACAACATATATATTTATACTACAAAAATCTTATTTTATTTAAAATTAATCAAATTTATTATATAATAACCTAAAATTTCTAATAAGGTTATAAATGAATATAAAAGAACAAATCATTGATTTAATTAATAGAAGAAGACCTAAATCAAAAATTTATGATAATAAAGATTATATAGATTATTTAAATAATTTAAATTTAGATTTTGATATTTATGATTATAACTTACTTCGTGCTTACTTATTAGGATATTTAAATAAATGTGCTTATTGTGGCAAATATTGTATTAAGAAATTTTGTAGTTCTGTATGTAGCAATAAATCAAGAACTAAAGAAAAAGAGCCTAAAGTTTATCTATCACAAGAAGAAAAGACAAGACGTGCCTTACAAGGCAAAATTGATAAATATGGCTATCTTTATAACAATTCAGAAAAAGCAAATAAAACTAAATTAGAAAAATACGGAACACTTGATTTTTCAGATAAAATTAAGAAAACTATTAAAGAGAAATATAATATTGATAATGTATTTCAATTATCAGAAACAAAAGAAAAATCTAAACAAACTAAATTAGAAAAATACAACGATATAAACTATAATAATCAAGAAAAACATCAGCAAACTTGCCTAGAACGATATAATGTTAATCATCAATCGCAACGCCATATCACTAATATTGAAAATTTAAACTCTGAATTTGTATTAGAGAATTTTACAGATTTAAAGTTTTATGATTATAATAAATTTAAAGAATATTTTAATTTAGATAAATCAGCAGAACTAAAATATAGGGGATTATTTGGTATTACTAAACCTATTAAACCTTATTATAAAACAGAATTAAATTTAATTAATAAGATATTAGAATTAAAACCTAACAATCAGCATATTAATATAATACATAAAGATAGAAATTTAATTAATCCTTTAGAATTAGATATTGTATTGCCTGATGTTAAACTTGCTATTGAATATGATGGTTTAATGTATCATTCACAAGGTTCAGATAGGTATTCTAAATTTAAGAATATAGATAAGAATTACCACTTAAAAAAGACCGAATTATGCTTAGAAAAAGGATATACATTATTTCATATCTTTGAATCTGATAATTTAGATATATGGCTATCAATGATTAAAAATAGATTAGGTCTTAATAATAGAATTTATGCTAGAAAATGTATTATTAAAGAGTTAAAATCATCTGAAACTATTGAATTTCTTAATTTAAATCACTTACAAGGCTATTGCAGTGCAAGCATAAATTTAGGATTATATTATAATAATGAATTAGTATCATTAATGACTTTTGCTAAACCTAGATTTAATAAAAAATACGATTATGAATTAATTAGATTTTGTAATAAATCAGGATTTTCAGTTATTGGCGGTGCTTCTAAGTTATTTAATTATTTTATTAAAAATTATAATACCAAAAGTCCTAAATCAATAATTACATATGCTAATAGACGTTTTAGTAATGGCAAAATTTATGAAACTTTAGGATTTAAATTTTTAAGAAAAACTGAACCTAATTATTTCTATTTTAAGAAAAATACATTAACTTTACTATCAAGAAATCAATTTCAAAAACATAAACTAAAGGATAAATTAAGTTTATTTGATTATAATTTGTCCGAATCAGAAAATATGTTTAATAATGATTATAGACGTATTTTTGATTGTGGCAATTTAGTTTATGAATATACCAACAATGAAATATAGGATTATAGGAGTTTAAGATGACAAATTTACAATTTATATTTTTAATAGGTGCTATTATTTGCTTATATCTTAGTTTGAGTGAATAATTATGGATATAATAGGTAATTTTGATTTATTAGAGTGTATTGTAATATCTTTTATAATATACCTAATTATAACTATTAATAAGGGTAAATTATGATAACTGATTTTCAATATTTTTGTTTAATTTCAATATTATTTTCTATATTTATTTTAATATGTAATAGTATTATATTAACAAATTTAAAATCTAAAATTTAAGGATATAAGATGTTAGAAGCAGGATTAATTGTTTTAGGATTGTTTGGTTTAGTTTATGTTGTGATTTCTCACGAGTGGTTTAAACCGATTGAATAAAAATTCCCCCTTAAAGGGGGAGTTAAATTATTTTGCTAGTGCAGTATTAGCGAAATCAACACCAAATGTTCTAGCATATGCTTCAGGATTCAACGGAGTTGTATCAAGTGCATATCTTGTTCTTAGAATAAGTGCAGGTTGTCCGCTCTCAACATCTGTTACTCTGATGAATGATAGTGGTGTATATGGAGCGAAAAATCCTAGACTATCACGTCTATCAGCACCTTTATAAAGTAGAGTTGCATAATCATTTGTAGCATATTGGTCGCATACAACTTTGTATTTACCATCAAATATACCTGCAACACCGCCTGATAGTGGTTGAACTACTGCTGAATCTTGTTGTGCTGTTCTAAATGAACCGACTTGCTCTAGCATTGTTACAACTTTTGGACTGCAAAGAATTATATTTGCTTGACCGCGTTTTGTATCAATACCTATTTGTCTTGCTTCATTAGCAATTTTGATAACTTCTGCTCTGTATTTCTCAATTTCCCATCTACCATCTGCACTATGTGGAGCAAATGCGTTAGGAGTTACAACTGCGTTGCTATTAACGAAATCTACAACTTCTCTATCTATCTCTGATTGAAGTTCAGCACTCATAAGGCTCATCAACTCTTCATCAGCAAGAAGTCCGTGTTGTGCTTTTAGGTCTTCATACATTTCAAGAGTATATCTACCTTTTAGTTTTCTTGTTTTAACTTCAACTGCTTTTTTCTCAATACCGAATCCAACTTCAGCCATATCAGTTGCAAGTTTCTCGCCAACTGCTGTTGTTACTGAACCTGTATAATTTTTAAGAATTTTCTTAAATGTTGCTTCGTTTGTATAAACTGCAGTTACGTTACTTGTTGAACCGCCTGTAAGTGCTTCAACTTGGAACATTACACCATTTACTTTAACTAAAGCACGTTTGCCTTCAGTATAAATTACTGAACCTGTTGCACCACTTGTTGCACCTGTAATTGCTGTGCCTTTTGCAGGAACATCAGCAACATTAGCAAATTCAAGAATTTGTCCTGCTTTTGCAGTATCAGTTTGCTCTGCAGGTTTGCCGTTACCTGTATATCTATTAACAAGGCTATAAATGAAGCCTGTTGGCATTGTCATTGGCTGAATGCCTAGCAATTCATTAGCAATTAGGGTTGGATAAACACGCCTTACTAAAGGCATCATAATTGGCGTAAATTGTGAAATATCGCCTGCTACGGTGCTTTCGTTCATTAGTCTATCTATTTCAGCACTTGTGTTGTTAAGCAAAATAGTCATAACTGACTTATCTGCTTCACTAAGCATTGGTGCTTTAGTGCTTTCAAGAAGCATTTTCAAATCTTTATCATTAAGCATTTTATAAAATCCTTTAATTTAGTTTATTATATTTATATTTATCATTTTGTTAAAAATTTTTTAAGAATTAGATTAACTTAAATTAATCTTTTCCAACTTGAACTATCTAAACTTGGTTTTGCAGATTCGTTAATTTCTTTTTTCTCAACTCTAACATCATCAGCAACACCTTTTACACTTTCACGAAGTGATTTAAGTTTATCGAAATAATCAGATGTTTGCTCGAATTTAATCAATTTTGCTAATTCTTCAAATTTCTTTTGCTCTACAAGACTTAAACCTTCTTTAAGTTCTGTAATAGTGCCATATTGTATCATTGTTTCAGATGATTCTGTTAAATCTTTATATTTCTTACTTAAAGAACTATATTTTTTCTCTAGGTCTTTAAGTTTTGTTTGATAAGATTTATCAGAAATTTCACTTTGAATTCTACCAACATTTACACCTGTTGCAAGCAATGATACATCAAATGCTTCTGCAAGAGTTTCAGCACGTTTAACTGCAAGTTCGCCATTAAGTGATGATTTTATCTCTGCTACCACATCTTTGATAGACTCATTAACATATTTATCAAGATTTCTTACAATTTTCTTAGTTATAATATTTAAGTTATTGTTATAAGAATTCTCTAATATTTTTTGTTTTTCTGCTATTTCTGTATTTGCTATTTCGGTCGCTTTAAGTTCAACAGATTCATTAAACATTTGCTCTAATTCTGCTTTTGTTTCAGCAGTTAGAATGCTAGAATCTATTGACTCTAATAACTTCTCTAACATTAAATAATCCTTTTTTATAGTTTTATTTTATTTATCTAAATAGTTTAAATTTATATTAAAAAGAACTTAATAATTCTTTAAACTTGTTTTTAAGTTCTTGATTAAATCTATTTAGGTCTTGCTCTGATAATTCAGATTTTTCGTTTTTATCGTCTTTGTCTTCATCTTCCTTATCTTTCTCAGTATTCTTAGTATCATCAGTATTATCAGTATCATCTGTTTCATCATCGTTTAAAATTTCAACTTTTTCTTTATCTTCAGTATCTTTGGAGTCATCTTCTTTGATTGACTTTTTCTTTTCTTTCTGTTTAGTTGATTTTTTGCTTGATTCTGCTGATTTAACTTCTACAATTTTATCATCTACTATATCAAATTCTTTATCCATTAAAATTCCTTCATTAAGTTGATAAGATTCTACTAATCCATTCATTGTTGCATTATAATCTGATGGAGTATCAACAACATCGTAAGTAATAAGTTTAAAATCTTCAACTATACCATTTTTTACAGAACCTAGACTTCTGCTTGATACGGACAATTTAATACCATTATCGATAAGTGATTTTAGTTGTCTTGCTTGTTCGTTATCCAAAAGCGTTGCTTCACCCATTACGTATTTTCCTGTTTGGTCTATGTAAAGTTTATCAATAGCAATTACACCTTTCATTGGGTCAATATTGCTTCTTGGTGGGTGTTGCCACTCGCCTAATCTATTGATAGAGCCTGTTTCTATTACTTCTTGATATTCTCTTACATTTTTTTCCCAAAGATGTTTAGGATAAATACGACCATTTCTGTTTTTCTCGCCTATTGTAGAAAAAATACCTTTTATTTTATATTTTTTTGTAGGTAATCCTGTTGTTTCATTAATTGATTCTTCAACAGAAAAATTAGGCGATTCTAAATCATACATTAATTTCAATTTGAATCCTTAATAATTTGATTATATTTATAGTAGTATTTATTTGAATTAATTAAATTGTTTAGATATCTGAATTTTATTAACTACTTAAAGTTTGCTTAATGTTTATAATTAATTATTTTGTTTAAGAATTGATTAAGTAGTTAATAAATTTAGGATATAAATTTGTTTTAGGATTTTGCTGTAAGCAAGAGATTAAAAAAATTAAATTTAATGCATTTCTTATAATAGAATTCTATTGAAAATTAAATTTATATCTATATTTTATTAACAACTTAAGTGAAACTTAAATTAGTAATAATAAAGTTATAATCTAAGAATAGATTAAGTAGTTAATAAAATTCAGATACAAATTTAAATTTTTGATATATTTCTATTATATAAATCAATATAAATTTAAATTCTTTATTTCTTTAATATTATATAGCCAACTATAAAAATAAAAACATATCTTATTTTTATTAACTACTTAAACGAAACTTAAAGAATTAAGATACTATATATGTAAGATATATTTTCTTAAGGTTATTTTAAGTTGTTAATAAAATAAGGA